ATTGTACGTTGTCAATAAAGTTTCCTTCAAAGACAATTGTTGGGTTAGTAGTCGGATTCGTTTCGTCTTGATACTGTATGACAGGATTCGTAGTAGGATTAGTCTCGTCCTGAAACTGAATCGTTGGGTTCGTTTCATCCTGATACTGAATGTTGAGAATGAAATCCCCTATAAAATCTCCCTCGTAAATAGTATCAAGAATGAAATCTCCTATGAAGTCTCCTTCATAAATGATATCAAGAATGAAGTCCGCAATAAAATCGCCTTCATAAAGAATATTAAGTACAAAGTCTCCTTCATATACGATGTCCAATATGAAGTCGCCCTCATACAAGATGTCTAAGATAAAGTCGCCTTCATAGATAACGTTATCTTCAAACTGAGAAGTGAAGTTTAAAGTCGGGTTTGTTTCGCCTTGATATTCAGCAATGTAATCTAACTGATAATCTGCGAGATACTGTTCTACGTCAGAGGTATAAGTTGTTTGGTTTCTGGTATCAACGGCGATTCCTCTAGACACCCAGATTCCGGGTTCAGTAGGAGAACCCTGTGCAGAAGACCTCAACTGATAAGTACCAATCCCCGTAGACTTGATAACTTCTTTTGCGCGTTCTCCTAATGTAGTAGATAGAACTGCATCACTGCCTTCTTTAATGCCAGCAAAAGTTCCAACACTACCGGAAGACCTTTCCACTGTCATCGCTTTACGCTTCGTGGGTACAGTCCCCGATTGTTTTATGTAAATAGAATAGTTTTGACTGTGTCCATCGTTTCTTGTATCAGTAAATACATTAGATAAGAAAACAGTCCAATCTGCACCGGGAGAAGAAGACGCAAGACGAAACACACCGGGGAACTCATCTCGCATAATCTTTTTAACAAGACGTTCGACAAGAACATCAAGTTCAGTGTCGTTCATCTCTTTCAATCCCGGAGGATTCTGTGTTTTATCCCACTGCAACAATCCTCGCCAATTCGCTTCGTTTCTCTGAGAAGCAACTGTTGTCAGATTTTGATAAAGACTGATAACATCTGAGTTTAAAGTATAACCACCGCCACTAGCGGCAACTCCGGTAAAAGTTAAAGTATAATATTGAACCGGATCTCCACCAGTGAGAGGTCCATCGTTAAAATATAATTCGCATGGTCCGGTTCCTGTTACTTCAACGGTATACTCGTATCCGATATCACCGCCCAGCGTTGAAGTAACAGTATATGCAGACTGATTAGTAGATAATGCTTGATTCCAAAAAGGAGTCGGTGTTGCTCCTCCACCTAACGTAACATTAATAACAGTTCCTACTTCAACATTGCCAAGAGCATCAGTATCAGTATATAAAGAAGGATCGCCATTTACTTCTATTAAACCGGGAGATCCTGCATTAACCTGAATCGTTGAAATTTCAGTACCCATGTTCCACGAATCAGAAGCACTATCAGGAGTAAGACCATCTTTCGATACAAGAACATTAAAAATAATATTCAACTCACCTTCACCTTCAACTACCATAGTAAAGGTCGATTGAAGGGTGCCAGAAGAAGGAGCACTAAATTGTGTACTGTCCCAAACAGCAGAAGTCGTAGTAGTAGAATTTGCAGTTGGTGAAGTCACGTTACTTAAAGAAACGGAACCCCCAGTTACTCCATCAACTGTAGTAGTAATATATTGACTAATTAATTCCGGTATACCGCCTGTTAATATATTGTAGTCTGTCTGAACGACAAAAGTAAGTGTGTCCCCGACCTGAACGGTAGATGGAACAGGACCAAAATTAGCAGCACCATCGGGAGATATTCTGGGAGCAGCAGCACTTAGGGATCCGTTCGCGGATCCTGATTCTACTTCCATGACCAGTGTTCCCAGATCATATGTCTGAGAGTTTACACTGCCGCTTGAACCACTATAATACGAATCTGTGTAAGATCCGATAGCAGTTTTGGTGTCATCCAAACAGAGTGCCGCAGCAGAAGTAGTTGTCATCGTGCCTAGATGTACACCAGCACGATATGCGAGGTATTCTTCTTCAGTAAGAGTTAACTCTTGAAGCGCACCTGTACCTAGACTTTTTAATGGGCGTGATGACATATAAACTGTTCAGAATAGCGTGAATATTCTTCTATTTATATGTTTTGTCTACATGCATTCTGCCATCCATGCATTATCAGTGTCGTAACCAAAACGCCACTGCCATATACCAGCGTCATAGTATTTCATATTGACTTTCCTTTATACAAAGGTTGAATCGATCCACTCTGTGTCACTAGATCTCATAGAAAAATAAGGTTTCAAACTTTTTGTGGGATCTGGGAGAAAACATAACTTACCGTCTTCGTTGTATCCAACCTCCGTCATAAAGTCTGCTCCCCAAGTAAAGATAGCACCATTAGGATCATTATAAAGTGCAGCAAATTCTGCTTCAGTACGCTTTCTAATAGCAATCCATTTATATCCAACATTTGGTGCGAATAAGTTATTTTGTTGTTCATTCAGTTGATTGGGTATAGAGAACATACTTTCTGATGGATCGTCTTCTTTTAACTTTTCTTTCCACCAATCAACACTAGACATTTTCTTACCGTTGTAGATTCTTTTGTCCCAAGGATATGGATCGGAATCTGGTTGTTTATGTGTTACATGAAGAGTCGTATCTTCGTGGCGAATCCAACCTCCGACGTTAAAGGCAGGAAAATGTCCTCTTGACATTAGACCACGATGAAAAGGTCCGACTAAAATATGATGTTTATTGCCACGATGGTCTGGGTGTACTCCTATAGCACTTTGTCGTTGCCACCATTCTCCAGAATGTTTCTGAAAATTAATATTGAATTGTGTAGCACTTACACCATTTATTCGGAAAAAGTCTTCCGAAACCCACATAACATCTTGCCCGATAGATCGATCATGTATGATAAGAGTAACCCACTTATATTGATAACGATGTTGACGTATAATATGCGCTTCTCCCGCATGTTTTCTTTCATAAAAACCGACATCTATAGATTCATGGGGGAAATAATCATTAAACATCCAAATAAAAAATTCAGTGTGATTGATTAAATCATCAGCACTTATCTGACGAGAAGAATCAAACCCCTGAACGGTTTTGTTCCATTGAGAGTCAAAGCAAGCATCAACCCATTCCCTATCTGCTTGACGAGCGAATCGCCATTGATAGACTGGTCCCATGTCATAAAGGTGTGACATTTAAATAGTCCTATGCAAAATTAGTATTTATCCAATCCGAATCGGAGGTAAACCTACTAACAAAGGGTTTTAAACCTTTGGTTTCATCTGCTAACCATACAATTTTACCGTCACTTGATCTTGGTCCAACATCGCGTGACCAATCTGCCCAGTGTCCGTAATGTGCTCCTCTCCCGGCGTTTCTTTGAACTGCTTTTTCGTTATCATACATGTTTCGAACAGCAATCCATTCTCTTCCTAGTGCAGGGTCAGTACCGTATATAGTGCTTTCAGTTTCGTTGAATCTACGAGGGACTGCGATACGAGACATATAGGGTTCTAAAGACTCTTCTCTATTAATAATAATAGATTTAAAAACGCTAACGATAGAATCTTTATTTCCAGTATTATGATCTACAATCTTATGAACAAACGCAGGATGGTTCGCTTGAAGATATTGATCATAATAGAAAAATTGCCCTGCAATTTTAACGCCGGGAAAATGATACTGCATGAGGTCTCTTTCAATCAATCGTAAAAACAAAGAGTGTTTCTTTCCTCTATGAGTAGGATGAACATGAAAACCGTCATCACGCGACCACCACTGTCCATAACAATCTTGGGGAAGATTATATACGTCTGTCATTCCTGTACTCAGTCTTTGCCAGTAAGGATAAACTACTGCAACATCTTCTCCGGAAGAACGTTCACGATAAATTCTAGCAATACGATGAACATGTTTTGTCGCTCGTCCTAATACCGGATCCCCAAGACCTGAATGTTTATTTTCATAGTAAGCGTGATCTACAGACTCGAATTTAAACAAATCCCAATGTAACCACAAAAACAGTTCGGTGTTACCTACTAGTGCTTGTCCTTCGACCATCGGACTTTGTTTTACGCCAGCGGCATAAAGGTCTAGTTCTGTATCTCGACAAGCATCTATAAAAGCTTCATCACCTTGACGAGCAAACCTCCATTGGTAAAGAGGTCCAGCGTCATATAACTGTGGCATTAGTTTTTCTCCAGTAATTGTTGTAACATGCCTTTGATATCAGACATATCGTTTTCTAAATTGCTAATACGATTAACAAGATCTTGTTTCTCTTGCTGTTCTTTTAATTTCAGATCACGAGTTTTACGATACGCTTCAAACTCGTCCACGTTCGTATTTATCAAAGCACCGCTAGTTTTGTCTCTTACTAAATGCGGATGGTCTATCACTTGTTGATATCTGCTAGGATCAAGCATTACAAGAAGGTTCCTACATTGATTCCTGTGATCTGAGGTACTTTCGCTAAGTTAGTAGATTTCATTACCGCTTTAATTTGTGACATACTAAATTTAGGAAGTCCTGTAACTTCAAATTCAATCGGATGAGTTATTTGAGGATTCTCTTCTTTTATTATGTCTTTCTTTATGTTAACGGTTGCTCCACTAGGAAGACCAGCAGCACCGGGTTCAACCTTAATCCAATTCTGATCTAAGATGTTTTGTCCCGTCATTACTGCACGATAATAGAAATCTAAGTTTGCTACATTAGGAACATTAGCATCGATTTTCGCTTCTAAAATTGTAGAAGGTTCTACGGTTTCTAGTGGTGCGGTTTGATGCTGAGAAGTAGCAGAAGAACCATAAGGTTCGGTTTCTACAACTTCATCGATATAATACCCATTGTCTATACAATTCTGAATCAAAGTCATTGAACATCTTTGGAGATCAATAACCGGAGAAACGTAATTGTTTGCAGACTTAAGGTCCACTTTAACGTCTAGTGAAAACCCACTGTTCCCTGAGATACTCGGTTCAGAAATTTCTACGCTTCTATCAGCGATAAGTTTGGGGAAATCAAATTCAACATTAGTGCCGGGAACGATTCGAGAATAATTTTGATCTTTCACAAACTTAGTTTCAGATCCACCAAGGGATTTGCCTGAAGTGAATCGTGCAGACACGTCAATAGAACACTTATTAGGTACAATTGAATCAATGTTTGCCATCGCGGTGGTGAACTGCCTGTTCCTGCTAGAAAGAACATTACTTCCTCCTACGTTGCCTGTAGTAGTAGGAGCAGAACCCAAAGTAAACGTAAAGTGTTTAGCATCGACATCTACAACGGTATGAGTAGCGTTAAGGTTTGCCTCTGTTATACCGTTACCAAAACTTCCTGCTTCAACACCAGAAATAGTTACGCTTTCTCCCGCACTTAATCCATGACAGTCGTGTTTAACTTTAACCGTAGTAGTGCCATTAAGAACGATAGGATCTTTTTGTAACAAGTTGTAAGGTAGGGTCACGTTGCGTAATACCAAACTTGCGTTGGTTTCAAAAACTGCACGATACAAAGTGAATGCCAGATCTAGTTCTTTAGATGCTTTAGCACTTCCTGAGTGCGGCAAGAACAGTTGTCCGTTTGCTGCCTGAGAAGAAACTACAACATCAGTAGAGTTTAATTTGAATTCACCAGTCTTAGCAATAAAGATTCTGTAGTTTGAAGACTGTGTCTTGACTACTAACGCGTACTCTTTACCGGGATCTAAGAAAACAGGTTCTTCGAAGGTAAACGTTGTTGATTCTAATCCACTTGCATTTTCGTTTACAGAACCGGGTTCCAGAGTAACCGTAGATCCGGGTACTACTGAGTTTCCGGGTTTTCCGTTTACCATATTTCGGATTTCAACCGTAACCGGAATAGAAGTGTCTTTCGTTTCAAAGAATAAATCTACTTTAGTCAATACAACACCAAACTGATTGTCTACCGTGAAACTTTGTGCAAAAGGATACGACACATCATCATCCGGAGAAGATGATGTTCCCGCGTATGACATCTGGTTGACATCTACGTAATCTGAAATGACACTAGAAAGATCTATACCAGAAAGATTAATGTTTCCGGGGAAGTCGCCACCCCAACCACCAGAGATTGCTGGTTGAATTAATGCAACATCACCAACACCAATACCGTTAAGATAATCTTTCATCTCTGAAGCATTGTAAGGACGTTTGATTTTACTTTCAACTAACCTTGCTTTTTTAGGCATGCGTGGAGAAGTGATACCATCTTTTCTGTTTTCTACCATCCCAGAAGTATCATATATCGCAACGGCATAACTACCCGCTTGATTAATATCCGGAGTACTTACGTCCATAAGTTTAAATTCTTTCTTACCGCATTTAAATCTAAGAGACGTGTCATTTTGCGCAACTAAGGTTCTTGGAATACCATTAGCACGAAGAGGAACCGTTGATGTGCCTCTAACATTAGGAATGAAGAATGAACCTTCGATTTTCCCTGATGCTGATGAGGTCAAAGTAGCAGAACCGTCTGGATGTCCAGAAGTGCTGCTTTGCCCTTGGTTTCCAATATCATTTGAGTTAGATGCATAACGAGAAAACGCTTCGTCATTACACCAGTTAGAAACGTCTACACCGTCAAAGAACGGAACAAATCGAGTGTTTGGTTTCAACCCTGTGGCACGGAAATAAATTTTACGTGATCGAATCCAAGGAACAATAGCAGCATCAACGGTTCTACCTGCAGAATTCACTGTTCTAATAGTCTCGTTTGAGATAACACGATTTACGTGCCCACCACTAGAAACTGCTCTTCGAGGATGTCGCTGAGAAACGTTTCTTGGTTTTTTAACAACTCCTGCACGACCATATCGAGTCAATTCATTAGGATTAACTTCGAAATCTTCTATTCTACGTCCGTGCCAATTCCATTGGTGAGAGTTATAAAGAAGTGCTTCTTTAACTTCTATTCTTCCTCCTCCCGGTGTAGTTCTGGTACCCGTTTGCTCAGATTTCCATTCATCTGACGAAGGAGAAAGTTCCAAATCTCCGACATAATCGGTTTTAGAGTTTGCGTTAATTGAAACTGACTGAGTGAACAAAGGTTGATCGATCCACTGTGTTTCCGTATGATCAATATAAATGTTATCCCCTTTTAAAAGCACGTTTTTAGAACTGTGCTTATAAGTTGGCAATCCTGCATCGGTGACTCCGTCATCTGGACGATAAATCAAACGATAGTTATCATCAGAAACACATGCGCGAAGCAATTTGTTTTCCGGGTCTAAAGAAGCGCAATAGTCATCATGGTTTACAAAAGAACCAGAATGATCTGTAAAATCATCTACTTGTCTTCCTGTTTCTGGAACTGGAGTACCAGTATTATCGGTTCTTTGTGCTGCCATTTTTGCTTCTAATTCAGCAAGAGACAACGTGTATGATTCCTCTAAAGCATCTAACTTTCTTTCTAACTTGGCAATGTCTGCCATAGTATATCGTTTGTGTTCGATAAAAGTCGTGTTAATATCTTCAGGACTGACTGTGTTAGGATTCATCACAATCTTATACAACTCTAAAGCATTATCAGGGGTCTTCTTAAACTGAGGATCCCTCGACTGTTGTCCTAACAATATTTGAAATTGACCATCTTCGGTAGCAATTAATTTGTCTGCGCGTGAAAGATAGTAACTAGCAGTAACCTGAATTGAACTTCCTTGAACAGGATGAACTGCTTCTATACGATTAGATCCCGTTTTAAGTCCACGAAAATCCACATAGTCTCTAAGACTTACAATCGTACCATCAGATTGAACATGATCGGGTATTTCTGTATAATCCACATTCCCGTAAGATCCTGCATCAAAGAACAATCCAGTTCCTGCACCACCGACTTCAACGTTACCCCAACTCCAATACTTGTAGGTAACATCAATTGCTCCTGTATAAGCGCCTGCGTCTTTTAGTTTAAGAGAAGCAATTTCATAATGCGTATCTCTTTGCCCATTGTCCAACGTAAACTCTCTTGTGATATCAGCAGTCCCTTTAAGGATGCTGGTCACTTCAAGAACATCTGGGTCCTGAAGTTCTGCTACGCCACCAACGATTGTTGCCGTATAGGTTTTCGTAGACAAAGTCTTTGTTTTTCTTTGTGCGTTGTTTCTTTCTACTACTGCTACAACATAGTGGTCGCCTGCTCCAAGACCAGAAATACTAAAGTTATCCGGAGTTGCACCTATAGTAATAACAGCATTGGTGACAATAGCATTAGTGTTTTTACTAACTACCAACCATTGCGCCTTGTCTCTGTATTCTTCATCTGGAGAAGAGATATCACCAGAAATACTACCACCGTTTTGAACGGTGTATTGCTTCCAATATCTAAACTGATAATTAGAAATCAAACGTGGTCTAACACGAGGGAGAGCATACAATCCAGTCTGGTTATTTGATTCTTTCAATTCTCCTACCGTGGTCAAATCGAAGTAATCAGAAGTACTTGTTCCTATAGATGCAACTGAACTGAAATCTGAGTTTACATCGACCATTTCAATATTATCTAAATGAACCCTATAAACACCAGAAGTCTCATATGTTAAACCCTTGATATATGCAGTCCCTATAGGTCCCCCGGTGCCTCCGGTTGAAGTATAAAGGTTAACTCGATCCGATCCACCTGCATCTGCATAGCGACTTAAGTCTGCACTGGAAGCATCAACATAAACATAAGTACCATAGTCAACCGGAATATAGTCTGCTTCCAGTTCTTCGTATTGTTGTGGACGAGGTATTTTTAATTTAAGAGGATTTTCGTTTTCGACACGGTAACCGCGAACATATGCAAGTCCGGGACTAATAACAGCAAAAATATCTGAGTCGGTGCTATCGTCATCTTCGAAAGTTAACTGAAATGGTTCTGCAAGGTAGTTCCCCGATTCTTCGTAAGTCCTTCTTGCCATCATGTCGTTAATTGTGTTATACTCATCCAACTCATTAATTTGTTCTACGATGGTAGAGTTAATAATACGACACAAGAAAATAAACGAATCTGTTCCCGTTGCATTTGCTTTATCTGTTAACACCAAACGAATTCTATAACGATCTGCACCGGGTGCGGCAACGTTTGGAGTTTCACCACTGTTATCATATAGATCTGTGGTATCATTTACCGTGATAACATCTTGTGTAACAACAAAACCTACGGTTCCATTAAAAACTCTAGAAGTTGGAGAAACAATCAAAGATTGCTTAGGAGCATAAACAAATCTCCCTGCCGCAAAGAAATCACCAGAATCTACAATTACGCGAACACCAGCACCTATGTCAGTGCTGTTAGAACCTACTGTGTAAACACCAGAGTTAATTCCTTCACCCAACGTGAAACGAGTTTCTGTTGCTCCCGGTGCTGCTCCCCCAGTTCCTGTGTATCGAATATAAAGACGTGCATCGTTAGATGCAATTTCAACCGTTTCTAATACAACGGCAGAAACACCACTGGTATCACCAACCAAATTGGTACCAACCGCGATAGTTTCTGCACCAGTTCCCGTAACACGAACATATTTGTAATTATTGTCAACTTCAATAAGTCCCGCTCGAACCGCAGAACCTTCTTTGAAAATATTTCTTCCGAAACGAGTTATCTCTTGTTGAATAATTGTTTGTAACTGAGTCAACTCTCTTGCTTGAAGAGAACGCCCAGAGTTAAACAATATTTTGTGATAACCTTCTGCTTCGTCCCAATCGTCTCTATAAATCGATGATTCGGTTGTGCTGTTATAAGTGTTAGGCATGTGTTAATCCTAGAATGAGATAATTATCTTAATGTCTTCGGTTTGGTTGGGGTCTCTGTCGATTGGTGCGATATTATTTATGTATAGTATCTCACCAGAATATACATCAAGGTCTGGGTCTATCTGATCCGCTTGTACAAACGTACCAAGATCAACTGGACCATTGATAAGAGTAGCATTACCAGCAGTGTCCTGATCGGTAATAACTTCTCCTTGACGGAAATTAGCATATCCAGTTTCAGCGGTTTGGTGAATGTATACATCATTACCGTCAATGTGGTCAACAATCGCTTTAGCACCACTAGTGTCACCAGCAATGATGTTGTCCTCTTGGATATTGGTAACACCCGTAGTCTGTAGAGCACGGTTTGCTTTTCCAGTATTAGCAGTGAAAAGATCAGAACTATTATAATTAGTTGGATCTTTAAACAGAAGTATTTGTCTGAAATCGTTGGCAGTAAACAGTGTAGAAAACTCATCGTCTTCAAAATCTGTTGTTACAAGAAGACTTTCTGCTTTAAGAGTTTTAATAGGGTCTGCTTCAACTCCGTTGTTAGGTCCAAGAACAACCCTTAAGGTTGCGTCTTCAGAAGGAATAGAAGTATCTTCAATTACAACAGAAGCAACACTATATCCTGTTCCACGATTAGTAACACGAACGGTTTGAATAACACCACCGACAACGCTCACGATTGCCGTTGCTCCGGTGCCATCTCCTACCACGGTTGCTGTAGTGTTTGTACCACTATATCCTGCACCGCCATCAATTACTTTAATGTTTAATACCTGACCCGTTGTATCTCCAGTCAGATTATAACTTGCTTTGTTAACCTGTTGAATTTCATATTGCTCGGTTTCAACGTCTTGATCTAAAGGATCTTGAGTAAAAGACGAGACAGGAATGTAGTTAAGAGTAAGAAAACGATTGATAGCAACCTGACTTAGAGTAAACAAATATCTCCAAGTATATCCTTTACCGTAACCACCCGTTCCTCTTTGTGAATCTAGAGTAACGAATTCGTTTTCTAATGGTTGAATAGGATCTGAAAAAACACCAGTTCCGCCGTTAATAAAAGATCTGTCTGGTTCTATATCACTAGGAATAACAATACCAGCATCAGTGTACCCTTGTTCTATACACAAAAAGAATTCATATTTACTGTTCATCACGTAAGGAATAGCAGTCTGTGATGAATCATCATACGGTTGATAAATTGTGTCTGATGACCAGTCCTGTCTAGCAACCGCTGCAGAAACACCCGTGACGATTTTTACGTGTTGAGTAGAACCACGAGATTCTCTGGCATATTCAAAACTGGTTTGAGGACTCGCTGGAGTTTCGCCTGCACCCCAAGTTTCTGATCTGCCCAAACCAATGTACAACCCGGAGTTAAAAGTCTCTTTCGTGTCTTTGATGATCTGTGCAATAAATTCTGTTGTTACTACCGCTGCCATATCTTAATCCGTAATAGTCCTATTTATAGTGTAGTTGTCTCAACGGCAGTCACAGTAATAGCAGCGGTATCCTTCCCAAGTTTGTTCTCTCTTACTGTAGAAACATAACCTTGGTTAGCAGGAACAACCGTTACTTTAATTTCGTTAGACGAAACTGCCTGTGGTGCAAAACCTGAAAGTGTAACTTTACCTGTAGCGGTATCGTAATCACCAGCATTATCTACTACAGCATTACCGCTGACAACAGAGATAACCTCAAGCACGTTAGTGTTAAGACGATTTCTTAGGATACAGGTTCTGCCGTTATAAATGAATTCGGAAGAAGTTATCGAGTAAGTCGATGGGTTGGGTGCCTGAATAGTCGAGGGGAACACTAACTCATACGTCTTAGGTACTGAAAGGGTAGGTGTAAATCTTTGTTGTATGCGTATAACCGCTTGACTAGAAAGAACGCCCGGATCAGAAGCATCGATAAGAGTTAACATATTTGAACGTCTAAAGGTTTCACTAAACTCATCTGTAACCGTATCTAAGTATGATTCAATAACACCTTTTACTACAGACTCAATCTCAGGAACCGTAGCGTATGAAGAAAGAGTTTGGTTGAACTGGAATGTTACTGAAGTCTCAATGTATGTAGTGATTGGTTCTATAAACACAACATCGAACGAAACAACTGCTAAGTCTTTAACTAAATTTCTAATCTGACCTTTCAACGTTTCGCTAGGAGAAGGAGTGATAGAAAGATAGACTGCTCCGTATTGAGCAGGAATATTATCTTCTCCTCCCCAAGCAAGAATGTCTGTAATTTCATTAGAAAAATTTCTTCGTATCAGAGCAGAATAATCTTCGGCGGTTACCATTCGGTTTTGAGATGCATACAAAAACGGTGCTGCTTTACGAATAGACTCAATACTTTCTTTGTTCGCTCCGCCATATGAGTTAGTAATAGTAGTGGGAATAATAGAAGCAGTTGAAGGTGTACCACCAGTGGCAACAGAAGCAGTTGTAGTAAATGTTTTCGCACCATTTGCAGCAGAACCAGCACAAGAATTATATGTGACAACAATTTTGTCTCCGGTTGCTGGAACTTCACCGAGGTTAGCACCATTACCGAAAGCAAGTTCATAATATCCGTTTGGCGTTTCTTTCAAAACATAAATTCGAGAGTTCTGATCTAAAGAAGAAACTGTGTTCACGTTATTAAACGTTTTGTTAGTAGGTCCAACCGTAACTTCTACCGTATTGATGTCCATGTCTTCGTTTGGAATAACATATGCTTCAGTTTCAGCATCATTACCAGCAACGAATGTTTTTTGTTTTTCAGTACCTTCCGTTATCTCAACGTTTTCCCACGTATATGAATATGGGTCAGATCCTTCCTTCGATGCGAAATAGTCTTTGAGAGTTCGGAAAGTGTAAGTAGTTTCTTCTACAGTTGTCGTGAACTGAGTTCCAGCAGGCAACACAAGAGTAGGACCAGAAGTCGCAGAACCCGCAGCAACAACATTGATCACTGCTTTAGATGATACTTTTGAATTTGGAATATATCCAATTGCAGTTGCCAGACCAATAACTGACGATCTCAATTGAGCGGTGCTGAGGAATGCTTCGTTAAGAGCAAAGTTTGCAGTTAGTCCATTATAGTGTGTGTTATATGCAAGAACGTCAAGAAGATTAGAAAGACCTGACGCTTCAAAATTATAGTCAGCAAATTCTGGTTTCTGTTCAAACCATGTTTTAAGATTATTTCTTATCGAGTTAAAATCTAAACCCGTGCTGCTAATAGTTGTTGCCATTTATCTTAACCTCGAAACTGTGGTTTCTAATACGACATTTTCATCTGTACTTAAAATACCAAATTCAACTCTGATTCGACATGCGTTTCTATCCAAATCGAATCTTACGTCTAAATTTTTGATAGAAGCACGAGGTTCGTATCTTGCGATGGTCCCGTATATTTGCTCTCGCACTTCATCTTCTGTATCCAGATCCGCAAGATTGAATAATTGTCCTCTTAAGTCTGCGCCAAAATCTGGACGAAAAGGTTTTTCGAATCTGTTAGTCTGTAATAAATTTTTAACCGCTTGTTTTACCGCTGCAGCATCTTTTTTCTTAAATATATCTCCAGTAGAAGAGTTCAGACCAAAGGTAAGATCTATATCAGAATAAACCTTCTGCCTACTCGTTACTAGAGTAGCACCCTGTAAATTACCGTCTTCTGTTGAAAGTATTTTTGCCATAGTCTTATTTATAACAGAATCTCAACCAATTCGTTCTTCGATTGGAGTTTTGTGTTAAACGTAGTTTCTACATTTCTTTTAAAAGAGATATCAAAACTTTCGGGTACATTCGGCATTTCAACAACAATCTGACAAGACGGATTTCCTGACGGATCGTAAGTATCATAATCTAAGATTAATTTATCGTAATCACAATAGTCTTTCCAGAATACAGCAAGATCATACGACTTGGCAAAATCTATTTTTCCATTAGTTCCGTATAACTGATATACAACTGCTCTTCCTGTTTGTTTCAAATCGTTGGTAGAATTAGAAGTGACTGTTTCTTTTTCCGCAGCAACATAAACTCCTTCCGCAACCGTCAATCTATGTTGATCAAAGTCTGAGTTAGCAGTAGTCTTTTTAATCAATTCTGCATGCAAGTAGAGATTACGTGCCAGTTGATCTTTATCGGTTTTTATCCTTTCGAATTGAACCCTGCTTCCTCTCGCTCCTAAAAACTTAACTATAGGTACTCCTGCCGCTAACTGTGTGTTAGCGGTAATATCAGAAGCAAAGTTAGGATTATAAACTGGATCTGGTAAATATATCATACTAAGAATCTCTTGCTTTTCACGTCTGCGGGGTTATTGCCCAAAGGTTTGTAACCAAATTTCTTCTGTTTAGATCTATTTGAAGTTCTACCAATCTTACCATCAAACGCTTTTGCGAAATCAGTAGACAGTAAACCTTCTGCGACAAGATTGTTCGTAAACTCTTTGTTATTGAAATTAGCGGTGTCCCGGATCTTAGAACGGATCTCATCAATAGTAGGATCACGATCAAACAAGTCTTTGTAATCGTCCGTTTTCAGAATCTTAGAAACGAGAGAGTTTGGATCTTCGATGTCCGTATCCACAATTACCTTACGAATAGCAAAGTTACTCACTGCCAAGTGTGGAGCAATAAGTTCTGTTGTCGGTTCTGGTGCATCCGGTGGAGTTTCGATAAAAGGGAAAATAGTTTCATACTTCTCCGGTTCTTTCACACTAGGCGCGGAACCAGAACCATTACTATGAGTTTTTGCTTTACCAGCACCTTCAGCATATTTGGCAAAGGGAGTTTGTCCTGCTTTGTTTGCGAAATCAGCAGTGATTGCCTCTGCCGCTCGACCCACGAGAGTTCCGTAGAAAGTCGTACCGCCGTTTCCTGCGCCTTCTGGAGGTCCAGAATAGACTTTACCGTAGTGATCGACCAATGTGCCACCGATGGTTCCTTTCGTCCCCAGAACAGACACAGTGATTCCTGTGATGTTCGTGGTCTCTGATGATGCTGCCCACTCACTCTCTGCCGTAGTCACAAGACGATTCCCAGAAGTGAGTTCTACATCACCCTCTACCCAATTGTTCTGATCCCCCTTGACAAACACATAATTATCTGATAATAAGGTTTGTGTGTGAGTTCCAACAACTCGACTGCTCTGCGAACCCTTGATCGTTGAATTATGGTTGTTATCGAATGTACCTGTATAACTACCATGCACTGCTTCTTCTTTATTACCAGCAACGTCAACGTTAATGTTTCCATCTACGGTGAGATTATAGTCTCCGGTGACTCGAACGTTGAGATTGCCTTTGTAAACAAGGTTACCCTCACCCTCAACGATAACAGTGTGGTCTCCCCCAGTGACTTCGACCTTTTTATTAACCGCAGAAAATAGCACAGATCCATCAGCACGAAGTTCTAATCCTGCTCCCGTTCGATGTTTCATGATAATTCGTTCACCACCGGGAGTGTCATCTATTTCCCATGAATGTCCTGCGGGTGTTTGCTGAACCTGATTGAACGGATATTGAGACGGTTTCTGATCCGGAAGTTCTATCGAGACGTTTTTATCGCCACCACCACTAAACAATTGTGTAGTGGTTTCGCCTTTTGCTGCCTTATTAGTAGAAGTTCCAAAATAATAATCTTGTGTAGGGTATTGACCACTAGCGTCAGAGAATCCTGTTTGAGGTACTCCGAGTGTGTCTTCCTGACCTTCGCCCAGTTTCTGGATACGTGTTACTATATTATCTTCTTTGGTTGTCATTCTGGTATCCTTGTTGTGACAAGTTCTGACGGTGAGAAAGGACCTCTAGCAGAGGGATCTTCGAACAATGATTTTTTGTTGAACAAATCATCGACATAATCTCTTACATCAAAACCCGGATCTTCTTCTAAAACGTCTATATCATTATGTCCAAGGATTTGTCCTCCCGGATATCGAGAATAGAAGGCAGCACAAAAAGCATTAAACGTATTCATTTGTGCAAGAGTCAAAGATGACACCCCTCGATAAGAACCCGGAAACGCAGTACCTGAAGGAGCATTGATACCACCGACAAAAACTAGTCCGATGCTATACTCGTCATGTCCGTTTACATTAGCGTGTTCGCCTTGTTTGTTGACTGGTCTGCCCCTTTGTAATGAACCGTCTCTTCGAATAACATAATGATATCCTATACCACTAAGACCTAGATCAATATGAATTTGATTAATCTCTTCTGATCCAATATTCTTATTCGTGTAAGTATCAGTCCAGTGTACAATAACTTCTGTTACTTGACGAGAGATAGAGTTAATATCCGCTTGCAATTCTTCTACTGAAGACACATACGAAAACTTCGCTCCCTTGTCTTCGAAATTTAAAGTAGAACTAAGATCAAACGGATCCGCAAAAGCAGACTCTTCATTCTCTATTACCACACTTCCTGCAATGGTTGTGTTAAGGTCTTCTAATCCTGCCCTAACTTCATCTGGGGTTTTACCGGAAGATTTAGAGATAATGTCAACCGCTTTATCTCTTTCCGCTTGATCTCCTTGTGCCAGAGTAATAACCTCGTCCCTATCTAAAGAAGTTAGATTGGGTGCAAGACTTCTCATGATAGTGGTACCTTGCCCGGTTTGTTTTTCCGTAAATCCCTGAAGCAACCCTGACTTGGAATCGCTAACAATGGTACCTACCGTTTTATCATAAGCATCTCTGCCTTTTGATAATTGGTTTAAATTATCATCTAATCCTTTTTTAGCATCTGAAAAAACAGACTCTCCGATTTTTCCTGTTTGTTCCTGAAAGTCTGTTTTGAGTTTGTCTTGGTTAATGTCAATATTTTGCGTGAGACCATCTGCAACTTTGGTAACCGACCCTTCGACAGCAGAGGTTAAAGCAGCACCTTGACTTTGAAGTGCTGTAACTGCGTCGGCACCGCTTGCCACCCCTGCTAAATTTTTTCCAACATCACTAGCAGCGGCAGTAGCACCCGCAGGCAACGAACCCAAACCTGACACTGCATCATTGATCGCACCCTCAGCGGTTGCTGCAAGATCATTTGCCTTTGCGGTAAGTTCATTCAGTGCGTCTGCACCGGGAAACTTGCCTAGATTCCCCTTTGCTTTTTCAAGCAAACTCAACTGTCCTTTCGGCATCACATTACCAGCAATCTTTTGTACGTATCCGTCAAAAACTTGCAACCCGGTGACTTTGGCAAGCATAGCATTAATAGATTCATCTATTTGAGAACTAGGATCAATTGAAGACGATATCGGATAAACATTTCCATCAGAATCCGGGTCACTCCAAGCAATAGCAATCTTGACTGCACTTTTTGTTTTTGCTGGTAGAGAACCAAAGTCGTTTACTGCTCCTTCGAGGGCAGACAACTGATCAGTGACCACCCCTTCAACTGCACCCGCATTCAATTTACCGGACACATCTTTCGTTAGATTCGTAACACTCTGAATACCACCATTAATTTCGCCTGTAACCTGCCCCACCTTTGTCTCGGTTGCATTAGCAAAAGAGGTTTGAGCATTTGTCGCAGCATTTTTAACACTACCTTCATACGCATCATTTACAGAGGCAACCGTCTGGTTTAGATTAGTTTTTATTGTTTCTTTAGTTGTCATGCGAACACCTCTTCAAAGGCATTTTCTGATTTAGACAAGGGGTTTTGTATATCAGATTTAATATAAAATTTAGTCACGATGTTAGATGCTTCTTCTATAGTTTTTGCTTGAAGAAGTTTTTTGTTTGCCAAGTTTTGTGTTGTCCTGAGTTCGTAAATAACAAATTGAAGTTGAGTTGAATAATTTTTCCAATCTACTTTGGGTTGGAAAAGGGAACCGAATTGAATAAGACGATTGTACCTGTTGCCTTTTAAACGACTCCATGCAGCAATCCCTACACCGTCACCTTGAAACCCATCGACAGGAAACGTTTCGAAGTTTGATGCTGCTTCTAAGTTACCCGTGATTGCAGCACTCTGTAAAGGAGTGTAACCATTATCTATAAAAAATTTAAGAGACTGACTTCTCCTTCTTGCTACTGAGGTACCTGTTCTAGAAGTATCATTGTCAATATTGATTGTAACAACATTTTGGATTTTTTCTTGGTCATAATTAAAAGACGTTAGACTATTTCCTACATTTCTTTGAACTTCGGTAGGAAGTTCGATACGAGGAAAACTTCCTAATATTAAAGGTAACTGAGAAGTTTTACCGTCTAAAAAAACACCGAACACAAAAGACCCAGCAGACAACTGCGCAATTCTACCATACCCAGAAATACCACCTTCTGTGTTAGGAATTAACACCTGTGCCCAAGGAAGATCTGACTCTGAGATGTCACCAGTATACAGGTTATGTACACCGTAGATTCGAATTCGAACTCTACCCTCAAACCCAGCAGGAGGTTGTGCGTTGACCACCGTTGCAACAAACCAACGAGTGTCGTCTCCATAAAATTCTTTTGGTAATGAATAAGGATATATCATGCCGCACCTAAACGATTCGCAGGTCTATTTATTTTCGATATTTCACAGGTAACATTGTGAGTAGACTCTCTAAAAACATGTTTGGTTTTGGTAATCACGTAATCACCAGACCATCTGGAATCATACAATTCGGTATTACCTGATTCCGGAGATAGTACATCCAAACTAAGAATATCTCCAACCGTTGCTTTTGATATTAAAAAGGCAACCCCCGGAACAACTATGGTTATTGAGTTCGATAACAAAACCTGTCTTAAAATATTTGATCTAACTTTCAATGCGAACGATGCATTTGATATGTCATCGTGATATGAACGGTAATCTGGATATAAGTTAGAAGCAGATACCTGATGCCAATACACAGAGTTAAATTCATCAACGCCTTTGTCTTCTATAGTCTGGAAATCATCATAGATATCTTGCTCTGAAGCAGGATCTATAATTTCGTTACTTTGCAGACTCTTAAAAATTTCTTTAAATGTAACTCTTGCTCGATATGAAATTCCTGTAGAAACATCGGTGTTAGTGTAGAAACTTCCGTACACCCCTTCTTCGATTTGATTAAGAGTATCTACAGGATCCTTAAAATCGATTGCAGCAACTTGAGTAGAAGCACGAGCAGGATCTAGACTTGCAGCAGACTGGGTTGCCGCCTGAGAATAGATGTAAGGCAGTTGAGAATTAAATGCTTTTTGTGATAAAATTCCATCAAGATCTGCAAGTCTTACATTATCATCGTGTATAGAAGAATACAAAAATAAAGGCGAACCAAAATCAGTAGTTCCTCTATCGAGCAAAACTTCGCATGCTTCGATTGGAGTTAAATAGGGAACAATATATTTTCGTTCTCCTTGCGCTGTTTTGCCTGTACTAAGATAAGACTGATCTACTTTTTTACCTAACTCACTCGTAACAATTTGAGTAATCATTTTTTCGATAGGTCCGGTGTATGCTCTACTAAATGGTTTGAGAGCATTAACGTAAGCATGCTCTTCTATCAAATTAAAAAGAAAGGTGGTGGACGTATCATTCGACCTTACGCTTTTTTCCATGTTATACAGATAAAAAGTTTTATCTACAACAACGTCTGCATTTTCTTCTGCTCCTGCAAGACGAAGTGTTATTTTTTCTGTGCCTTTAAATTGAGTCTTACTCAAAAAACCAGTCGTATCTGTTATTACTATTGTGCCTGTTAACCAAGCGGATTCGATATCTTCAAAAATAACAATTTCAAAAACATTAGATACAACTTCGATTTCTTTCTCTTGAAATCGATCAGCAGTAATAAATGCTTCGACTAATTTAAATTGCTGGTCTCTGCCTGCCATGATTAACCTTTAACTAGTCGTTCAAACTCAGAGACTACTCTAGCGATGATGTTAGGTTTAATGATTCTAATTCGACGTGCTTCGTCATTGGTTGCTTGAAGATATTCTCTATTAGTAATAATAGTCGCTCCGGGAGGCGGATCAATTTCTATTGGTACTACACCATACTCTAAAGGGTTTAATTTAAAAACATTATCTGCAATTACTGCGTCTAACCACTCACCACTCGAATTTTCATAGTGATGGTGTGCATCCGGTTCAATCACCGCATCAACACCACCACTTTGTAAGTTATCAAGGAGATAAGTGTCATTTAAAGTGTCTGCAATATCATATGTATTGTTCGTAAAATAAGGAATTGGCATATATGCATGAAGTTCTGGTCCACTTCTATTTGTCGAATGCATAGTTGCATAACCTAACTGATAGTCTCTTTCAGAATCCAAGGGTCCCCAAATCTCTATTGCAGCACCTGTCGTTAAAGGTGCAATCATCGGTTTATCTAAAGTCACCACATTGTTAGAATATGCTGTTACATATGTTTCGTCTTGAATAACATCATCAAGTCTTATGATATCGCCAACACGAATGTCAACACTGTGCGCATTGAGATCAACTTTGTATGCATCACCGTTCCATACTGTCAAAGTCACTGGAAAAGAAACTCCATCGACTGCTTCATAATCATCTGTGGTATTGTTTGATAAAGTCAGCGTAGCAGGACCTGTTCTACTCGCAGGGTTGGCACCCGTGAATTCAATATTTGTTATCGTGGTACCGTCTGGTATATTTAAACCGGATATATTAAATCCTGTTACAATACCAGCACCTTCTGAGACATAGATTAAATTGTCATCGATAGGATCATCAACTGTGATTGTTGTGGTTATAACTAAATCTTGTCGAGCACTAGTTACATTATTTGATTGATCTACAGTTGCTACAGGAAATCTATAGGGTAACCTTTTTCCATCCTGTGTCAATCTATTCCATAAACTAACAGTTTCTGGTCTGAAAGTGATACCGCTAAACAATTTAGCAACGTATACGTCTAGTTCTTTTTGATGTAACGGCCAACCTGTTTCTTTCAAACTTTGATTCATTAAGTAAAATGTCCAGTAGTAGTCAGTAGTGCCATATAACTTATAGGATAGAGTATCCGGGCGATCCCCATCAAGAATATAATAATACTCGTAAAACCCAACAAGATCATCGATCTGATCTAACAAATCAACGTATATGGTTAAGTCTTCGACTAAAACCCGTGTTGATTCGTCTTCATCACCATATCTGTATTCTACTAATCCAAAATTTTTAAAATAAGACATTAGTAACCCTCTTCCACAAGTTTGCGTGTCAGTGCTTTACTTTCGATAAAGGTAAGTTGTATACTAACATCGGAAGGATATCCATCGGCATGGAATCCCATACTTTGTTCATTGTATGCTACATCTACTTCGGTAAGGTAAGCATCTAAAAATTTAGAACCTATTCTTCTCCCAGACGATCCCTCTCCATATGTAGTAGTGATTTCAAAGGGATCTGGAAACTTATAACCAAGAGAAACCGTTGCACCACCAATTTGTCCGACAATTTCATCGGGATATAATTGATACCTAAAAAACTTAACTATTTTTTCTATCTCCACTGCTTCTTTAGCAGACTTTGCAACAAGGCGAAACGAAAAGGGAATGCTTCGAATTCCAACATCGTCGAATAATACACGAAGATTAGGATTCGTTGTTACCCTAGTTGCCGCTCTTACACCGTTAGCAACTCCTTCGGGAGCAAAAGATTGAGAAACTTTGGTAAGTGCTAGAGATGATGCTTCTCTATCTAAAGATCCTTGTTGAAAAAGACTTGTGAACGAATCGATACCTTGCGTTATTCCAGCACCAACCGCATCTAGTGCTGAAGCACCTCCTTTCAGACCCGCTTCGACACCAGCACCAATAGCGCCTAGAGCAGCACCTCCGTTGTAATTAACTTTATCGTTTATTCTGTATGATTGAGGTAAGTACAGAGTTACACTCCCGGCATATTTTTTCTGTGCATTGGGATTATCGTAACTATCTTTTCCTGAACCCTTTAATTTCTCTAAATTTTTGTTGGTGAGTTCAGTTCTTTTTTTCTTGTCCTGTTCTGTTTGATCGCCAGTTTTTTTATCGATCTTATCATCCAACTTAGAAATTTTATCTGTAGAAAGCAATTCGTTTACAAAATCTAAATTGCCTAATTGCGCAGCTTCGAGTGGAGCGAGTTCTACAACACGAAATCTTACTTGTGCTTTGTAAGCATCCCGATCCTCAAGAGGATATCTTAAACGATCTTGCCTGTTACGGTTGAAAGGAGCAGCACTTGCTGCTTTAGATGCTTCAGATTCCAGTTGAACATTTTCTAGTGCTTCTTTACCATTTGCACGTGCCTCGCGTAACTGTTGTTTCGCTTCTTCTTTGGCTTTTGCGACCCGCTGCTTAATTTGACCTCTAGTGGGCATAGTTCATCTCATCTAAATAGATAGTATTTCATTATTTATAACGCATCATGGCATACTCAGGTTACTTCCGTCCTAAAAACACTAATAAGTATAAAGGAGACTATAGAAATATTGTCTATAGGAGTTTATGGGAAAAGAACTGCATGATGTTTTTCGATAAGTCTCCTGATGTTGTACAATGGTCCAGTGAAGAAATAACAATCCCTTATTACGACGAAGGGGACAAAAGAGTGCACAGATATTTTCCGGATTTTTGGGTGAAATGGAAAAACGGAAAACAATCCCTCATTGAAGTCAAACCTCAAAAAGAAACAACTGCTCCTACTGGAAACAAACGGACAAAACGCTATATCACAGAAGCATTTACTTATATTAAAAATACTTGCAAGTGGAAAGCGGCAGAAGAGTATTGCAAAGACCACAAAATGCAATTTGATATTTGGACAGAGGTCAAATTAGGAAAAATGGGCATTTTGCCGAAAAAGATGCCCGGTAAATTAAAACCTCTCAAAAAAATGAAACCATATTCCCGAAAAAAGACTAAATAAAGATTATGAGTAACTTGTTCGCAACAGTAGAAAGAGAAGCATTCCGTGCGGGGATCACTCCTCGTACAGCACAGTCTCGTAAATGGTTCAGAAAAAAAGTTCAGAACATGAGAGGTATCAGTAGACGATCTTTAATGCGAGAAGAAGAAATTATCATGAGAAATCGTGGTGGTGTCGGTGGAATGTATATGTTCTTTTATGATCCCAAAACTAAAGACAAACTTCCATACTACGATAATTTTCCTCTCATCATTTTTGTAAAAGGTACTAAAGGTGGGTTCTACGGATTGAATTTGCACTACTTACCTATGACACTAAGAGCAAAGTTTTTAGACGGACTGATGGACCAAACCAGCAACAAAAAGTTTGATGATTCAACAAGGTTTGATTTGTCGTATAGTTACTTGAAATCAGCAGCGAAGATGAAATATTTCAAACCTTGTTTTAAAAAATATTTGACTTCGCATGTTGAAGGAAGACTAGCAATGGTTCCTGCACCAGAGTGGGAGATTGCAACATTCTTACCAACTGCTCAATGGTCCAAAGCATCACAAGGAAAAGTATATGCAGATTCTAGGAGCATGATATGACACAGCGTATCGACGATTTATTCTCGGAGATTAGTCTTGCTGGTGGTGCTGCCATGAACAACTTGTGGCAAGTTAAACTACCAAGTTTAGGTGCTTACGAGTCTAGAAGTTTAAACCTTTTGTGTGTAGCAACAAGTGTGCCCGGAAGAGCAATGAACGGAACTGAAGTTCAATACGGACTGCCAAGGGTTAACGTAGTCAACGGGTTTGGTGTCGCTCCTATACAAATGTCTTTCTTAGTTTTGAATGACGGTATGATTTTAGAGTATTTTCACAACTGGCAGGCACAGATTGTTGATCCAAACACTTATGCTCTAGGATACTACAAAGATTATACCCGTCGAATAGACATCGATGTACTCAAAAAGGGTCTCACGCAATCCGTTATTAAAAAGCAATTCAAGTTACCAATCCCTACAGCAATCAAAAACAGATTACCAAACATCGGACCTATCAACTTCAGACAAGGTGAGTTCGATTTACAAATTGGTCTGGATGATCAAATCATATATTCTTGGGTGTTAGAAGATGCATATCCATCTATTGTAAACGCGATAGCACTAGACAACGCGCCAAGATCAGAGTTTATGCAGATCGATGTAGAGTTCACATACAAGGACTGGAGAACATCGGTTGGACAAGAAGCGTCGAAAGGAGACATTTTCGGCAAAGCAATAAATACGGTTTTTGACAAATTGACTGATAAATTAGGATTTTAATAATGGCATTACCCAAACTTAATGATTCACCCAAATACACGATGACTATTCCTTCAACAGGGAAGAAAATTAAATTTAGACCTTACTTAGTAAAAGAAGAAAAAGTTCTTTTGATGGCGGTAGAGTCTCAGGACATGAAAACTGGTCTTTCTGCAGTAGTGGACACAATTTCCGCATGTTGTCAAGATGAAATTAATGTCGATAGACTAACCACCTTTGATGTTGAATACATGTTCACTCAAATGAGGGCAAAATCTTCGGGAGAATCCGTTAAGATAGGTTTGTCGTGTAAAAAGTGCGAACAATTAAATGAAGTAGATGTTACTTTAGACGATTTGAAGGTCAATGTGCCGAAAGTAGAAAAAGTACATCCGTTGAATGATGAAATTACCATCGAATTACGATATCCTCCGTATAGCGTTTTTCTAGACATGGATTTCGAAGATGGTGATGATGCGGAAAACACTTTTTTCATCGCAGGAAAGTGTATCGATGCAATTCAATATGACGATGAAAGAATTGAGTGTGATGATGTGCCAACAGAAGAATTGACAGAGTTTTTAGAATCCATGACAAAAGAACAATTTAAAATCATCATGGACTTTGTCGAAACGATGCCAAAACTTGAGAAGAATGTAAAGTACGACTGTATTCATTGCAGTCACAAGAACACGTTAAAACTAGAGGGTATGCAAAGTTTTTTTTAATATGCCTTTCTCATGATACGTTAGTGAATCATTATAAGACTAACTTCGAGTTAATGTATAATGACAAATATTCGCTAACAGAGTTAAACGATATGATGCCATGGGAAAGGGAAATTTATTTAACCTTGCTTACTCAAAGAATAAAAGAAGAAAACGAGAGAAGAAAGAATGGCAAACATGGCTGATATTACATTAAGTCTCTCCGGGAGCAATTCCGGAGAAATGCTTAGTGAGATCGCAACTTGGAATGAACTCCAAACAGAGCAAAACCAAGAAACTCTCGATGTCTTAAAAGATATGAAAGATGTGATGGAGTTAGTATACTATGAAATCGCAAGCATGTTCGAATCTTTGGCGAAGGGATTGCAATTTGCGAAACTACGATCCACTGATACCCCAGACGTTACCTCAAGATCACCATCGAGTCCTGCTAGTACAGATAATGATAGTGGATTTTCTCTTGCAGACTTTTTCAAAACATTAGCAGTAACCCTAACCAAATTCGTCACTATAATTCTTCCTGCCATTCTTGCCGCACTTGGATTGTCTAATCTTGGTCTGACAGGATTAGAGTTCAAAGCATTAAAGGGAGTCAAAGAATTTTTCACTACGGAATGGTGGAAAACTAAAACAACACAACTTGCAAATGTCATTAAAAACAATAAAGCGATTGTTGCGATAAAAGAATTTTTCGGTGAAGGAGGCAAAGGCGGTAAAGTAGGTGCAGTATTAGATGAGGTACTCAAACCTATTAAAGCATTTTTCTCCTTAGAGGGAGACGGTATTCTTGCCAAAGTGTTCCAAGGTTTAAAAGGGTTTGGTGGAGCATTCACTAAAGTATTAGGAAAAATTTTCTTCCCTATTAGTTTATTAATGTCTGCCTTTGATGGGTTCTTGGTTGCAAAAGAAGCATCAGCAGAAACTGACGGTAACATAGTTTCTACTATCATAGGATTTATGGGAGGTTTCGCTGCCTCCTTCTTCGGTTCTCTTATAGATCTCATAAAGAGTGGTATTTCTTGGATCTTAGAAAAAATATTTGGTGAAGGTAACCCGGTATCAGAGTTTCTCGATAGTTTTTCTGTGGCGGATATTATGATTGATGTTACTTTAGCACTTTCTAGACTAGTCGATGAAATGTGGGAAGGTATTAAATCTTTAATACCCAGTTGGGATAGTATATCATCATTTTTCAGCGGAGACGATGACGAAGCAACACAAAACATTCGTGCTAGACGAGATGAACTTGCTGCTAAACAAGAAGAAAAACGTTTAGCGTATATAGAAGAAGCAAATAAGAAATCTGCAGCAATGGATGCGGCGAAAGGAAACACTGTCATTGCTCCGAACAGCAGTACCACAAACGTATCAAATAATAATTCTAGTTTGACTCTAGGTTCTACACCAAACGCTAATAACGCATCTAATCGAAGGAAGCGTCAAAGAGGCGGCGGATAAAAAAAGGGCACCCGGAGGTGCCCTGTAATCGTTTTGGTGGTTTTAAGTGCATATCACAGCGAGACACTGCACTCCCTTTGCGGGATACCCAAGGTGATTAACCCACTCGCTTAATCTTCTTCTGCTAACCTAGCAAAATAGGACATGGTGTCATCGTCATCATCAGATGCGATAGAAGGTTCCGGAGCAGTCTTACGTGCAACAGGTTCTTCAATTTCTGCTAACTCAGGATGATACCCTTTGTTATTTGCTTCACCAAGAACCATCAATAGACGTGCTTGCAACTCGTCGTATGACTTGTAGTTCGCAGGATCAATAAACTCATTCAGATCGTAACACTTTTCGTAGATTTCTTCTAACTCTGCATCGCTTTCAGACAGTGCAGAAGGAGCAGCAAACTCTGATTTATCGTAGTTACGATATCCCTCAAACTTACGAATCTTCAGTTTGAAAGATGCACCGGACCAGAAGTCGAAAGGGTTCATTGGTTCTTCGTCCTGAAACTCAGGATTCATAACGTCCATGATTTTGTCATGGATTTTCTTACCATAGGTGAAGAGCATCACCTTACCTTCGTTTTCGGGGTTACCCGGATCTTGCTCGACGAGCACATTTGATACGTAGTGCAATCTACGCTTACGTTCACGTGCAATTTCTTTGTCACGATCATCGCCAGAGTTCCACAGTTTGCTGTTTGCTTCAGAAACTGGGTCTTGTTGTCCAATAGAAGTCAAAGACTTCTCAATGTACCATTGACCAGTTGGACCCTTGAACCCATGATCCCAGTAGCGAACCCATGGGAGGTCGTTACCTTCAGGAGCAGGCAGGAATCGCAGAACGGCATAACCGTTTCCTGCTTTATCTACCGTGGGTTTCCATTGACGCTCATCGACATAAGACTTTGTTGCTGATTCCGTGGTAGGAGCAGCAGCAGAAACTAGACGTGAGATTTCGGATGCGCGATTGCGCTTTAATGCTTCAAAAGACATATATTTTCCTTGTATTACAGTGTGTATTTTTGTATTTCAGTGTATTTCACAGAATTCATAATATAAGAGTATATAGTATCAAAAAATATTAGACTTGTCAAGTTATTCTAACTCTAAACTATTATTCTTCTCTACCATAAGATTTAACTTGATTGCCTCAGCTTCAAGTTTTGATTTGATTGCAGGCGATATAAACTTTTTGATATCGTCGATTTCGATATTGTGTTCATTACAAATATCAATGATAGCATCTAGGTAAGAAATAGTTTTTTTCTTAACTGTACTCTCAACCATTTTACTGAACTTACTTTTAGTAAGCATAAGACCATCTAAGTTCATACTTCTGCCTCAAAATCTCCTTTCCAAACCATACCAATATCTGGATAGTAATATCCGGGGGTTCTTTTAACTGTCCCGTCTGGGTTATAAGCAAGAGACTTTACAACCCACATCATCTTCTTTTCGCGGTTTTCGCCAAAGTGTGAGTCGTTCCATACTCCAGTTCGTAAATACACAGACATGTTATAAACGTAGGTCTGTGCGATTTGATACTCCATACGCTGTTTAGCGTCTTTTGATTCTTTGTACTTATCGATACCTTTGAGGTAATCCTTCCATACCGACAACCACTTCTTAACTTTGTCTGGGTGAAGAGGATCGTCTTTGTCTTCAGGAAACGGAACCGATTCGTCTGTAGTCTTTGCTTTAATTTCATCCGCTCGAACTAACAGAGGTTTAAGGTTCTTCACCAGACTTTCGTATACGTTGTCTGGCATAAACTTTAACATGATTGCTAACCAACCATACTTGGCAAAGGGTAGCATATACACATCAGGCAAAGTAACGGTTTGACTATGGAGGTCCCAATCTGAGACTTCACGTACCCATTTCTTTAACCAGTGCAGTTGCTCTCTATCAGAGATTTCATAGTGAACGTAATCACTTGCATCATAAAACGCTTGTAACTTAGCGTCTTCGCTTTTTGCTTTTCGCAGTTTGTCCCACTTTGGTTCTGGGACCAGAGTCTTTTTCTTTTTAGGGGTGAACGTTGCTTTCTTTTTACGAGGCATGTCAATCCTTTAATACGTGATATTCAGGTTTCCAACCATATTGTAACAAAATAGTTGGATCAGCGCAAGTGTTTTCTCTTTCTCCTGTAACTTCACGCACTGGTAGATTGTTGTCTGGCCATAGGTGATCTGCCAGTTCTTTAACTGTGCAGGGTTGTCCATTGCCAACATCAATCGCACGATAACGATGCATCTCGTCAAAACGATCCAAACAAAGATCAATCGCAGAGCATACATCGTAAACGTGAGTCCAGTCACGTGTGTGATTAGTAATGTACTCTACTTCTCTCCTCTTCAGTTTATCATATAACATATCTGGACGTGAGTCTTCACCGTATACCGTGTGAAATCTCAAACCCAGTGTTCCTTTAGGTGCTATCTCTTCACAAACTTTTTTGGTTGTGGCATACGGAGATAACCACCACTCATAGATGCTCGAAGAAGATGCCCAGACAATTGGTTTACCAAAGTATTCATCGAAGATACGTTTTGATCCTTCGACATTCATTGACCAGAACTCTTCTGGCATCTCATGCGATCTTCGAACACCAGCATATGCACCAAGATGCACGACAGCATCAACGGTAGGGTCATAACAATGCTTACGTATGTCGTCCTGAATGTCTATACATAGAAACTCATACTTCCCCACATACTGTTTGAAGAAGTTACGACCAATAAAACCGTTAGCACCTGTTAGTAATACTTTCATCGAATCTTATCATTAATGTTAGATACTGTATCTAGCAAAGGAGTGTCTTTACTCAGCACTCGCAATGCAGCGAGATCTTTTGGCAAGCAATGCCCACCAAAACCAAATCTACCATCAGGTCCGGGTACTTGAGTGTGCGACTTACCAATACGTTTGTCTAAACAGATTGCTTCGACCATTGCATCGAATCCTTCGAATCCAATTTCATGATAGATCTTAAACATCTCGTTAAAGAACGTTACCTTAGTTGCTAGAAAAGTATTTTCAAGATACTTAGCGAACGCCGCTTGTTCTAGGGTCAAGTAACGAACGTCTTTGCAATTTGGTAACACCGCTTGGAACAACTCGTCCCACCAACGGCAGTCATCACCACCATAGATTGCGAAGGTCTGATTGCGAAACTCTTCATTTGGTTTTCCGTGAGTGTGACTGCCCCGCAGAAACTCTGGTGAATACGTATAAGAACCTTTGAATGCGTTCGCGTGATACTTCAACCAAACAGGGTCAACTGCCGACTTGATCAGATACTTCACATCGCCATACTTATTGAAAACATCTTCGACGTTGTCTGTGTTACACGTACCATTCTTTCGAGCAGGAGTCGCTACACAAACGACTACGGCATCGACTGGATCAATTTGTTCATCGCGATAGTAGTTATGCCCTTGTGCAGGATCGTCAATGAAGAGTTCAACGTTTTTGTGTTGAATCAAGGCAGCGTGAACTGCCTTGCCAACAAACCCATAACCAGCAATTACTACTTTCACTGACCTTCACGCCTTGCCCAAATTGCTGTTACGCAATCTTCTTTTAGTTGATTCAGCATTTCAGTATGTTGAATTTTTACCTCTTGCAATTCAACATGAGGAGGAAGAGTGCTTACATAATAAACCACATCAGCAACCTCTTCAGGAATCAATTGCTTCGGGTATGTAGGATTAAGTTTTGTGGACATCTCCGTTGTGATAACACCCGGAGTCAAGTAAGTGACTCTACATTTTTTCGGATACATGAATGCTTCACATAATACACGACAATAGTGATGCAGTCCTGCTTTCCAAGAACCGTATGCAGGGTGATCTAGATGGTCCTGAAAATTATGTGCTGAAGTACTGCCGTTCACAACAATAATCTTATTGGTGTCTTTCCAAAACGGCCATAGATCTTGCATCAAACGAATTTGAGCATCTTCTAAGTATGCGTTGTTGAAGAAGATATCACAATCTTGTGCTTCGGCAACAATTCGTTTACGACACTCTGCAGAACTAATATCATATCCGTTCGAACGACTAAACCCTACGACATCATGTCCTTCAGAAATAAACTTGTCAGCGACTGCAGCGCCTATTCCTTTTGTGTGACCTGTTATACCAATTTTCAATTTAATACTCCTAATGCCCAATTTTCTGCAGTGTTTTCTGCATACTGTTCGCTATGATCAGTTACATCTACGGTTCTGATGTACTTTTTTCTTTCGTACAGTTCTACCATGAATCCCTTTTCGGTTTTTACTACGACAGACTCACGTCTACCGTCAGCAGAAAAATATCGAGAAAGTTCTTCGGTAATGATTCCTCGTTCATGTTGATGTTTCATAAAAATAGCGTCCCATCTTTTTTCAAATTCAGTGCGCGGTACCTGCGATGGTCTCCGCTTCGAACCTTTCCCGTTCATTCCACCACTCCGGTTTTTCTCGTTTAGTCCATTTAGCAAAATCTCGTTTTGCTACCCAGTAATAATTTATATATGAAGCAAGCGAATCATTCTCTACTATGCACTCTGGAAAACTTTTCATTGCTGGGGTTGGTTCTGAGAAACCACGGTGTTGTAGTTTTCGAGGAGGAAGCATCAAAAATATTTCTAACTTGCGGAAAGATTCATGAACGCGACCATAACGGTATGAGTACTCTTTACAGAGATTGACCCACAATGCATACAACCATTCGTAGTTATCAGCACTTTTTCTTACCCACTTAGTAGAAGGGTGATTCACGTGACATGCTTTATATATCACTTCATTCATCTCACCATCTTCTAGGAAGTATCGTGCGATATTACGACCTGTTATTGTTTTGCCATACCAAAGTTCACCATCAATCACTCTGTGAGCAGTTGATAATAACTGAGCATACTCGACACACATTTTGGAAGCATGTTTATCGAGGTGCATTTGTGCACAAGTTTCCGGGTCTTTATCAAGATAGAATATATTCATTTTCTAGCAGCAGCAATACGCATTTCCCTAGTTGATCGTTGCATCATCGCAGCATTAAACCGACGAGTCTTACGATTACCATCAGGTTTAGTTTCGAAAAACTTTGGTTCGACTCGTGCTTGTCTGCGTTGCTTCTTCATGACATCTTTATTGTTGTCAATAAGATCTTGGTACAAGGAAGCAAGGATTCCACGTTCAACATGATTAAGCATATTATAGAGCCGCTTATCACTCTTTGTCAACCCCTTACCAACTTGTCGCATCAACTTTGCTTTTTTACCGTTCATAATTATCCTTGATAGATTTCGTCTAACATGTCAGAGAATTCTTCGACCTTCTCTAATCGATTTGGCCAATAGATGTAATCCTTCTCTGGGTTCGCTTTAAGATTATTGAGCAGCGGTTGAACTGCGTTATACAGATTCTCTAATCGAGTCTGATAGGTTAGAGTTTTGTCTGCTTTCTCTTGCAACTCGCTGACAACTTCTAATTCTTCTTCGGTTACTGCAGTAAACCCGAAATCAAAAATATCACTAACCACGGTTATGCTCCTCTGCTCGAATACCTCCGATGATGTAGGTTTCTGGATCTAGTTCGGTATAACCTTCTTCTTCGAGAAAACAATAACCTTCGTCCCAGTATCCTTCTTTAAGGCGTTCTTGTTCTTCTTCATCGTCTTCGAGGTCACCATAGAATTTAAACTCTTCGTAAATACCGTCATCGGTATACAAGAATTCCATTTCCTGAAAACACATTTCAAGATCATCTTCATCATCATACGCACACTGAAGAATCATACACTCGTCATCATCTTGCGGGGTGACTAACCACTCACCACTTCGCCACAAGATCTCAATAACGAATCTGGATTTACCTTTGTTAAGAAAAGAAAACTCTTCGACAGACTTTTTATATTTGTTGCCGATAACGTACTCTTTACCGATCTCGAACTTCATAGGAACCTTCCTTTGCAAATACAACATACTCAGTTTTGTGCTTCCGGAAGTTCTTGTCAGACTTACGATCTAACAGAACCGAAACACCATTATCAAACTTTTCTACCACCGTGCCTTTACGACCATTTTTCAACTTAACTTTCATTCAACTTCTCCACTGCTTCAATCACATCGGGGAAATGTGTTCCAAGAACATCCCAACATCGATCAGCAACTTCGATATGCTCTGCTTGGGTACCATGCCCTCGACGTAATTCACAGTAGTGAATCCATGATCGAAGGGTGCCACTCATATACAGGGTAGTCTCAGTGAGACCTTCAGGTAAGAGGGCACGTGCCTGCTCTTTCGCAATGCCTGTATTGAGTGCCATTTCGTAGTAGTCTTTAGCAACCTTGGCAACTTCCGCCTGCATTTCGTTAAACACCTTCTGAGCGGTTTCCTGACGTTCTCTATCCTCATCTACCATAGACAACTGACGGTTCGTAGGATGCTGTTTACGTGCCTCTCGCTGGGTGTTAAATCCTTCGCTAACAGCATACCGTTGACTGAACTCTTGAAACGAGAACGAACGATGTCGCAAAATCTGACGCGAGATATCGCGGGTTGTTTTGATTTCCATTGTGACACTAACCATCTCGAATGGAGACCAATGACCTTCTTTGATTAGATACCGCAGCAACTTGGGTGCAGTCTTCTCATTGTTCTGATTACTGGGATTACTCACACGAGCAGCATATGCAATCAATTCATTTGCTGTGTGGCACCCAGTAATTGCACTGGGTTGCGTCATTCCAACCAAACTTACTTCACAGGTCATATTTTCCATCCTCATAGGTTCCGGGTACACTGTTGTATGCAATTACACGCCTCAATGCTTCAACTATTTTAGAATCAGCAATACTATCTTCGTCCATAGTCGCCTGAAAATCCTCAAGCTGTTCGATCAACGTATCACGAAACAATGCATCAAACGCTTCCTCATTAAAATCACTTCGGGTAATCACTTTCTTTCTCCTCATTAATAAACGGATATATGAATCCACATATACCTACAATCAAAAAGAACAATCCACCTAATAATTCCATTACTTCGGGTCTCCTTGTGCGGGTTTAATTAGATCGAACATGTGCTTTTGGCACTCACTCCATCGTTCACGTTTATAATGCCAAATGATACCTTCGGGATCAATCAATTTAAAATTACCATCCCAATCACACTTTAATGTGATCGATGTATTTGCCTTCAAGCAAGTCTCTGTTTCTGAGGTGTTCATGTTCAATATCATCCTTACTCTGACCATAATACTCGACTGCGAGGTGTTTGTCAATCATTAATTGATTCACAGAACAATATCTGTCAGTCTCTGCATCATATACAATAAACTCACCAAGAATACGACCAAACTTGCCTGTAGCATCCTTGTGAGTCTTTAACGTTCCTTCTTTTCCGAGCATTGCTTTGAGGAACTCTTTTGCCGCATACCCATACCGCTTTTCGACCTTATCTCTGGTACGTGACTCAGGAGTATCAATACCGTAAAGGCGAACACGCTGATTGGCAAGAACAACATCAAACCCAAGATCAATATCAATATCCACAGTGTCCCCATCAACCACTCTTTTAATTTTGCAACGATACTCATACATAGATTTTCTCCGATTTAATTGGTGTCCCTAGAGGGATTCGAACCCCCGTTTCCACATTGAGAATGTGACGTTCTAGGCCGCCTAAACTATAGGGACGTGATTTTTTAGTATTTCCAAGTTTTGTCGCTATGACTTTTTTTATGTGCTTTTTCGATACCGCGTTCTTCTCGCCAATCTCTACCAGCATCGATAAACGTATCTCTTAAGAATTGACAATTAGATTTATGTCTTCCGCCAAACATCTTAGAGTGAATTTGCCACAATGCAAGTTCAGGGTCTATAGGTTTCTTGGTATCTAAGTAGTACTTCTGCATTGGGTCAAAAAACTTCTTTCGAAAGACCAAGGGATTACCGCCGATATATTTGTAGATTGTCGTGACAATGAAATCATAGTCGGAACCGGGAAACTTTTTGATTGCTGTGATAAAGTCATCGATCTTATCTTCCTGCAGGATCCAATCATCTTCTAACCACATAAAAAGATCATCTTCTTCAGGAGAGATGCTTTCGTATAGTTTTTTAGCAACCAACTTAAAACTTTTAAAATCGACTGGGTATAGGTATGTCTTTCCTGTCGATAAAGTTTTAAGGTACTTCATGGTGTCTTCGTATAATGCCAGAGGTTGATCTGTTAAAACGTCATCTACGGTGACGTGCCAACGAACATTAAAGTGTTTCGATAACACATCAAGAGTCGGTTTGAGAGTGACCTCGTGCAACTCCGGACGTGGGGTTGCTGTTGTTAGAACATTAATTCTTAACATACAATTCTGACCAGCGTCCAAATTGATCTTTCTCGAAAGATTTAACAAAGGTTAGATCGTATCGTTCGACCATTGTTTTCATCTGTTCATTGATGCCTTTCTTATGACAATCATCATATAAAATATAACCACCGTCTGCTAATCGTCGAGTAATGTTTTCCATATACTTGATTCGATCAGAAGTACGAAACATATCATAGAAGATGAAATCATATGATACATCTAGGTTGTTCCAATCCTTCCACAACATGAACTCTTGTTTTTCGTTAATACCTACGTTGTCTGCAACGAACTGTTCTGATTTTCTTAACCAGACTTCTTCGGAATCAACGGAGTATATCTTATCGACATTTGTTGCGTGAGCAATTGCCATGGAACTAATACCACTTCCAAGGTCTGCAACAATCTTAGAACCGCGACTATTGACCTCTTCGAGAAATCCAACGATGGTAGGGTAGTTCGCAGACATTCCTGCATCCGAAACCGTTTGGATATACTTCTGGTATAGTTCTTTCATTGTTCAACCTATGTTACCTGACAATGTGATCTCACCTTCCCATCCTTTCGAGATGTGCATTGCCGCAGTTTGAAATCCACTCTGAGGCCATGGTTTAGGTGGGGTCTTCACACAGTATATTTCTTTAATACCAAACCCACCTTCCTTGATTAAACGCAGACGTGCTTTGGTGGTATAGTGATTGATCGTGATAAGGTATACAATATCATTGGCAATCGTCATACTATGTATAAGGAATTCTTTGATCTTACTCCACGGAGGATTGCTGATAATCCAGTCAACCTTCGTGTTGAAATCAAAAAAGTCTTTACCCTTGCTCAACTCGCACCATTCGTTCGAGTCGCCGGGAAAGTTATTGTAGAATGCCCCGTCTCCCATACAGGGGTCCAGAAGGACCCCCGCAGGAGAAAAGTGCTCGATGATATCGACTGCCCACTCTTCGGGAGTGTACACGATATCTGCTTCGGGTGCATTTTTCGTTGGGACTAGGATTCTACTCATCGAAGCAGATCCAAGTCTGTGAGACCAGCACTGGCAATGCTCTTACGATCTCCCGCACCAATCCCGAAAGTGGGTGGTAGGTTTGACTGTAAGAAGAAATTGTCATACTGGTTAATGGCATTGGCAACAAAGGTTTTATATCCACTCACACCTGATCCTACCGTCTTGTGTAGAACCGATGGCACTGCCATCTGTCCCATCGAACCGGGAGAACCCAGTGTAGTGAACTTTTCTTTCACCAACTTACCTTTTGCTTGACCGAGATATCCGTCACAGACTTCTAACCATCGGATCAAACCTTCGAGGATGCCTGCATATAGGCGATCCTGATTTGGCCAGATCTCTCGATACTTTGCCACACCCTCCAAAAACCTCTTTTCCATGGCGGCATAGTATCCATCGTCTTTGCCTTCTTTCCAACCCATGGCACTCCACAGTCGTGGTGCCGTAACTACTGGCATACCACCCTCGCATCCAAAGTCATCGACAATAATGCCGACCTTTTGCATGAGGTTATAACAGTACACACTCTCGGGGTTGTCGAAGATCAAACCTGCTTTTAACAGGGCTTGCTTCTTGAGGGTTGCTACATTCATATTCGTCGTAATGTAGTATTCTGCCTCGAACTGACTTACTTCTCGCTCGCTCAGTTGATCAGGAAAACGAATCACGGTTATTTCGACAAGAGTGTCCGAATCCACACCGTATACTTTCGCAAGCATACTCGCGGTGTGTTGACCGTCTCCTATCTTCTTACTTCCGTCTGCTCGTTCGAAAATGACCGGGTTACGAGTCAACAAAGGATTAAATCCTTTCTTCAAATACCCAATCGCTCGAAGATACTCAAATGCTCGTTGCATTCGAGGATCGACTTCGTATTGAACCAGTTCACTTACCGGAACCTGACGAGTTTCTTTTGTGACGCCTTTTTCGATCATACGATCATCCATAACGCCACTCTTTTCGAAGTTAAAGTCATTCCAGACTTTATTACCATTTAAGATATCAATTAATGCAGTCATGATTAAATTACCTTTTTTGTTTAAGTTTTATGTGCCCCATGGACACGGTTAATTGTGTTCCATTCAAACCTCGAAAGATTCATTGCAACACAAATACTAGTATACACGATTTTAATTCTTTGTCAAGAACTTTCGACTACCACTCGTAATCTCAAACGGTTCAACCAACTCACTTTCCTTCCAAGGCAGCACCTTCTTCATCGACCGTATATCAAGCGAACACTGTACACGCCGCTGCTTTTTGCTGTCAATCTTTGCATCAATGGCAATCAATCCAGTATTCCAGTCAGACATAATCTTCGCACGTTTCTCTTTCCAAATACTACGATGTGCTAACTGTGCTTCTTTACCGGGAGGAATGTTCTTCACATATGAGTCGAACTCTTTCAGTATGAAGTAGGGAACGTTTCCAAAGACAAGTGCTCCACTTTTGTTCATATCAAACTCAAGTATCTCATGGAATCGTTTCACATCACTTGACACTTGTTCCCATCGTCCTACAATCATTCGAAAGTCGGTGTGATGGCAGTGTTCATAAAATCTAAGAATATCTCCACATCCTATACCATTACCTCCACACGTCTTCACAGACGCATTGTAGGGCACGTGGGGACCTTTCTCTAAGTCCAATGCAGATGTATACCCACCTGTCAAAGTCTTCTGATACATGTCCTTAGACATTCCTGTAAGGGATTCAATCAGGACATTCTCGAATACAACTCCGTGTGCTTGCGACTCCATCACTCTTCATCCTTCACTATTCGAATACGTTTGCCCAAATAACCATTCTCGATGATGGTCTCTGATTCAAGTCTAAATCCGGGTTGCCATGTGATAGTGAACTCCATGCCACCTTGCCCCACAATATAAGGGTTCTTTATATGAGCATGTGCGGGTTTTCCTTTACCGTTCATGAAGGAACTCTTCACGAACTTCACTACACTATGATAACCTTTCATGGCAAAATTTTACTCCGGAAAAAAAATTTTAAAATAGGGTCCCATATCGATACCGTTAAGGTTCCATCGAGTTTAGGGCAAAGGAAACGGGACTCCAAACGAATTACTAAAACACTAATACGAATACTGTGTTAACTGTTTCTTTGATGTGATCTCTTTGAATTTTCTACGTGAACCACTCCATTGCTTTGATGGTGCATTAAAATACTGTGCAACATATGTACCATGTGGGATATATCCTACTAGCTTACCACCATCAGTGATGTATATGTGGTTGGGTGTGTTGGGTGCTTTGTCCCACACTGTGATCTCTTGCTTTAATCTAATGGTCATAGCATATACCCAAAAAAGGTTATATCACAAAAATGCTGCTCGATAAATTCGAAGGGGTGTTCCATATAGGGGTCCCAATAACCCCCCCTATAGGTAAAGCACTCCCCATGGTAGTATAGCAAGTGCTGCAAAGAATGCAAATATACCTAGCAAGCCTACACCACCAGCAATTATTCCTTTCAGATCCTCGTCCATTATGCAACCTCTCTTGTGATGTTTTCTATACGGTTATCAAAGTCAGTCAGACTCATTTCAAAGGGTACATATATGGTTTCCCCATAGCGACGATCATCATCCATGTCTGTGTGGCAAACAATCGTATACCCATCGCAGATATATCGACCAGCAGCATGGTAGATAGGACCTTTCTCAATCACTTTTCCTGTGACATAGAATTCAGGACGACCCGGAATAGGTTCGAAGTCATATGCGCGAATCATGTCACCGACTTCTGCAGTATTTTCGAATTTTAACATTACACTTTCTCCTGTTCTTTTAAATCACGATTTAGAACTTCGGCAATATCTAATGCCAATCTTAACAGTTTTGCATCTTTGCCTGCTTTTTTCATCACAGGATCACCTTTAGGTGCATTTTTAAGAGTTTCTATGGTAACTTTTTTCAAATTCATTCCTTTTAAAGTGGGTTGGGAGAGATTCCAGTTCGAGTTCCAGTTGCTTTCAGTTAAATTCTAGTCCGTAGACTCCAGTAGCATTCAGTTGTTTTCTATCTCGATTCAGTTGGGATCTAATCTCTCCTCTCATTCAATATGCATATTATCGCGTACATTCGGTATGAAGTCAATACATTTTTACATGAAATATTGGAATACGTTATATTCCATATATTCCCCCTTTCGAGTTAAGCTTTAGGGTAACACATTTACGACTTCTTGTCAAGTCTTTTTTGGTATTCTTCTTCTGAACCGGGATATCTCCATGCCCATATAGCAACCAATGCCATGAAGATTCCAGACCAGAGTACTGCGTTAAGATTGTATGTGGTGAACCATAGAAAGGCAAGTGAGGATGACATGACAAGCACCATAGCATACTTAAATCGGGTGGGGAATATTCTCTTCTCAACCCATCCAGTGAGGAAGGGTCCAAAGTGCTTGTGATTGTAGATCCATGCATGCATACGTGGAGAAGACTTAGCAAAGCAGTAGGCAGAGAACACTAGAAAGATACTGAACGGTATACCGGGTGTTACAAATCCAATATACGCTAGGGCAAGAGAAATATATCCCGCACACATCCACAACATTTTACGCATAATTCTGCACCTTATTTTATTTGTATATTTAGATATTGCTTACCCACAATTACCCACATTATTCCACATGATGAACTATTGAGTGGCAGTTTGCACATAGAACATCACACTTAGCAATTTCGTTTAGTAGGTTTTCTCTGCTTCTATTAGTATGATTTGAAACTGTAAAGGATTTGGTGCTAGGATCTCTGTGATGAAAGACTAATGCACGGTAATCATCGAATCCACACTGCACACAGAAAAGAGTTTGCTTGTATTCTTTGTACCATTTTCTTGTTCTATTGTCTCTATTTTTATTATATTCATTATGACAAGGTTTACATTTTGATGAAAAATAGTGCTTACCATTGCTGTGAAAATATTCTAACGTTCTGGGCAGAGTTTGGAAACACTGAGTGCAAGTTTTTGTATTTTTAGTCATTATAATGCTTTCTCTGCTTTCTTCCTAGCATAATATTGACGGTAATATTCACGTAACTTATCACGATTCTTAGCACGATATTCACGTTTTCGTTCACGATTCTTTTCACGTATCGTATCACGATTCTTTTCACGATATTTACGATCATATTCACGTAACTTTTCAGCATTCTTCACACGATATTCACGTCTCTTATCAGCATCTATTGCTCGCCTTTGACGATCATATTCACGCATCTTTTCAGGATTCTTTTTACGATATTCACGTCGATATTCACGAGCATATTTACGTTTCTTTTCAACATTCTTAGCATAATAATCACGATAATATTCATTTATCTTTTCAGGGTCAGACCATATTCCTCCTTTCCACATTGGATGATCTTCACCATACATAGGCGGAGGTGGAAATGCTACATTGACATTATAATATTTGTCCCAGCACTTTTCTTTACGATTTTCGAGTAATTTATTCTCAAGATCAAGCATCTCTTGATGTGTACCCGTTGCAAGTATTCTACGACGCATGTAGGTAGGAATAGTCTTTTTGGTGAACGATTCCATTATCGTGGATGAATGCGTATAATCATCATCGGGATGTCCTTTGTGATATCCCAGATAGAACATACGATTTTTGGCATCAAACCAGAGATAGACAAATGCTTCGTGATTCATTTTTACTTCCTCAATTGATTATGATATCATTATAATGGGTGGTGTGAACCGAACTGCGAGCAATAAACTGAAGTTTTAAAACGGGAATTGGTATTTTTTGAATGTATCGACATAATCTTCATCTAATCCAAGTGATAACATGACGTTTTTTGAGTTGGTATTTTGTAACTGATTCTGGCAGTATTTCTTTAGGATTTTGTTTTGATGGGCAATGAATTCTATGTCACTTTGTACTTGTTTATTCTGAAGTTCTTCGATCCAGTGTGTGAGAGTGATACGTCCCAGATAAGAGAGTTGTTTGATCTCATTGGGTTTGGGCATACCTGCGGCAATCATATGAGGAGAAAAGATCTCTTTTGCCCATGGTGGTAGTTCACGTGTACGTTCTGTCTTAAATGGACGTGTGAGTTCTGCGAAATAGTTTTCTGTCTTAGATGGTATGAGAGTGGGCGAGACATCGAAAAACACACCTGTGACCTTGGTTTTAGATGTTACAACATCATATCCGAATACAGGCATGGGATAGTCTGAATTAGCATAGGCAGCAACATGCATCATCCATAGACCTTTTTCTTTTCGCTTGTCGATGATCGAGATATGGCCCAGTGCGAGTTTATCTGAGGAGTAAACGAGATTGGTGTGGTCTGGATGCTCTTTGAATGGTATTGGTTGTGATTTACCAAAATGTCCTTCGAAGAGTATTGAAAATGATTCTGATAGGCGAATGAATTCATCCCACATGGTGCAGCACTCCTAGTTCGGTAAAAATATTGATTTGGAATTGGAATCCTTGTCGTGCTTCCTCGATGAATTCAGAGTTGATCGTGTGGCAATGTTGATTGCGAATGAGTTCACGGCATTGCACGATGGGGCGAGGAAATTCGTAAATGGTAGTCTGAGGGTACATTTTCTTCATGATTTGACCACCAAACAGCAAACCCATGTAGTTCACATAATGATGCGGATCGAGTGTTTTGGCACGATTTTTGAGATGTGACACATAGGTGTGAGTCGCAATCGGACGAGTTGCGGGTGCTCCTGCAAGAGCATCAATATCGTGCTGGAAAATAGGAGCACGTTCGAGGTAGGTTGAACAGACGTGCTGATCTAGATACTCGAATATGGGTTGTTGAGAGGCATAATATGCTTTTCGTTCTGCTACGGTGAGTTTACCTTCGAACATGCGAATCGCAAAAGGAGTTGCCTCAAGTGCGTCATGCAGATCCTTGACGCTGTCTCTGAGTATATTGGTCAATGGTTTCCCTTAATAATTTGGTGTGATCATCTCGTTTTTCTATATAGACCTGATTGCCGGGTCCAGCACCGTACATATCATCTACAGCGATGATGGTAACGAGTTGTTCAATAGGCATACCAGTTCGCTCTTCCCACATGATGGCATATGCTGCTTCTTGGGCGAAATAGTTTTTGATGTAGTTTCGACGTTTTGCTTTTCGAGAGGTTTTGAAGTCAATGATCGATATCTTTCCGTCAAATTCAGCAACACAATCAACACGCCCAGCGAGACGTAGATGGTTGCTATAAAGAGGACATTCCTGCGCGTAAATTTTTCCGATTCTTGCATCGAGTACACCCTTAATTGCTAAGAAAGAATCAATCGTAGAAGGCATATAACCATCACGGTAATCAGGGCAGTTATCCAGATACTTTTCGACCAGTTCATGAACTGCAGTACCCCGTCGAGAAGCACGTGTAGAAATCTTATTAGCTTCATCTTCACCAACCCTTGCTTTCCATTTCGCAATTGATTCTTCTGATAAAATTGATAATACTGTGGTGACAGATGGATAACTGTCACCTTCCGGTGTTATATATTGTCGTTTGCCATTGATTTCGGTGGTATCGAGATCTTCGTAGTCTAAAACAAACCATTGGGCATGCTCAAACACGGGGTGTGACCCGTTGTATATCCATGCCTCGACCATCTGAGATATCGGATTCATCTTTACGCTCTTGTGCTTTACTTAAAGGTTTATCATACACTACCACGCGCATGTTGTCAAGCTTCGGAATCTTGAAATCTGAATGATTGTGATGAAATATGAACTCAGTCTTTGGAAACTCTCGAAAAATGTCTCTCCATACGGGTCTCCAGTTGTTGAGCAATCGATAGTTGTTCACATCAGTCCGATCACTGGATAGGTAGAGGTCCGTAATAGAACGCATATTGAAGTCAAATATAGTGTCGAATCCATACAGGTGTACCTCGTCTGCACGATGCTTGGCACAGGCATAATGCACTGCCATGTGTCCACAATTAAAGTTGGTCGCGTTGCCAGCATAGTCAGGCACGTGAGTGTAAAATTCTTTGATGTTGGGTGCATATTTCATATAGAATGCAGATCGCTCATACATCCAGATTCGAGGACGAGTGCCCAGCACCCACATATATTGATCAATGTTGATCGATCCTTCGGTGAGTGCTGCCATCATTTTGAAATCTACCATGCAAGTTGCATAGACCTCTTTTGCTGGCACTTCGAAGGGTGGCATATTACAAAGTAATTTCATACCGTGACGCGGTTGCTCCTGATAGTATGCTGCCTTGTCACCGTTGCCTAAAACGTGTATCACTTTATTGGTCATTATAAATCTGCTTCTCTATTTCCATATTGCCTTTCATGCCTGTCCAATGCATGCACAATTTACCATCCATGTCCTCACCGTCAAGCAACTGAATACGCAACCAGTTGTATTTCTGCGGGAGTGTGTTTATATATTTTAGTCTTAAGATGTCGTTTTGAAGCATCTCGTGCAGCACCTCCTGATCTCCCTGCTTGGCATGATTCACGCATCGATGCTCCCAGTCAATCAGAATTTGTGGTGTACCAATTACACCCACCGTGCCAGAGTTGTGCCACATCTCACCTCGACGCTTGATCCAAGGGCGATCTTGACACATATTGAGTTGCTCTGGTTGAAGCAGGGTGAAAATGCCGCTCAGATCACCTAGCACCTCGATGTCTGTGTCCAACCATACTTTGGTTTTGGCAGGTGCATGTCGAATCGCACGAGGTTTGTAGAACCACCCAGCATTGTGCTGAATGGGTATTTCATAGACCTCATCAAATGCAGATTGTGCCCAGAGTCTGGTTTCGTATGAGACACCAAAATCACAAAATGCAATGGGAGTGTCGTTGTGCTTACGATATCGCTTTAGAAACCACTGAAGTTGCCACTCACATTTTGAGTCGCATCCGGTGATGAATATCTCATTGGACTTGATATATGCCATATTTGTCGGGATCCCAATTGTGCTTTGCTCTGCATCCACCCTCACGTTGAATCGTGGTGAACGCATCTTGTGCTATGACTGGCCATGGGTAATACTCTTGCAACCATGGAAACCAGTCTTTGTTGATGAATACGTCCGTGGGTCCTGCGAGTTCTGCTATTGTCGCTTGATAGATGAATGCTCGTGCTGCCTTGGGTTTGATACGATAGGCATGCGCACCACCAAAATAGTTTTTATGTGTGAGAGGACCAACACCGATGTTCGTCGGTTGTTTCCAGTTGCCATAACTGGGTTGACCAAACGTAATTGCTGCATCATAGGGTACAGTTGGTATCCTGTCGATCAGCACAGCATCGTGCTCGAAGATGGTGACCTCTTCCTCGTTTGAGTCACACCATTCCCAAATGCGATAGTGTGACATAAATGCGGACATGCAGTTGGCAATATATGAGTTGCCTTGTTCGTTGAAATAGTGTGGATTGATACCACGTGCTTCGAACATCGCTAGAACGTCATCCTTCGGAGTTGTTGCCGCCCACGGTTCTATTTTCATATCATATTTGGCACCAGATTTCATGCAGCGTTCTGCTGCTGACATCGATGCTGCCATGTGAGGGATTGCGATTACAAAATTTCTCATAGAGTTGTCGTCGATAAAGTTGATTGAACACGAGTAGAAAACGGATACAAACACCCAAGGTTATTATGTCCTACTAGTTGTTTACACATGATGGCATCGTTTGGCCATGCACCATATTTATCAACCAAGTCGATCATAATCTGTGCTCCCTTTGGTTTCATCCAGTATGCAGAGTTGCCCGGCAATCCTTGGGGAACGTTCCACGTGTTTATAAGAGGCACGGGTACGATTCGAGATCCTTTTTGTCCACCATACTTGACCACTGCCTGCTCATATTTTAATGCTTGTGGTGTTGCACCGGGTTGCGGTTGATTGATTGATATGATCGACACGGGAGAAGAGTTGAGTAACTTCACGTCGAGTTTGCGTGTGAATATTGCGTCATGCTCTAGTATCAGATACGGTTCATCATTCTCAGCACACTCTCTCCACAGTCGATAGTGAGAGAGAAAGCAAGCGATTCTTTTCTTGGGTTCTGCAGTCTGGTATCCTGTCTTCACCATGCCTGATGCAAAGTCGGTGACTTGCTCACCGTTCCAAGGGTAATTCCACTTGATACCAAACTCGCTCATTTGTTTGTCAACGTCTTTGGGTTCGGACGCTAGAAACCTTTCGATCTGAAAGTTGTTCTCGACTGTGATAGACGAGTTGTTACATGCATCAGCATGTTTGAACGATTCAGCATTCATGCTGAGGACAATTATTTTTGCTCTCATACTTTCCTAACTTCGAATATGTAACTGTTAGTGATCTTGCTTATCTTGCGGAGATCGTGACGTTTGACTGCATATCCTTCTAATGCTGCAATGAATTTGTTATATTCAAGCATGCTGTATTCTGGTTTCTGGATCCAAGGGTGCTTACTCTCTTCGGTAGTGAGTTTGTCCAGTGCCCACACGTCCTCGATGAAGAACCTGCCTGTAGGTTTGAGGAATCGAATCAGGTGCTTGAACGTCATCGCATTTGCTTCGGGTGTGTGCAGACCATCATCGATGATGAAATCAAATTGAATGTCTTTACCGAATGCCTGTTCTACCAGCATGGGCAGAGCATACGAGGTACTGTCTGCCTTGAGATGGTGAACACGTTCGTGCTGAAGAACTGGAACATCACTCTCTTTCATTCGCGTGAACACGTCGATACCATAGACTTGTGCGTTAGGAAAATAATCTACCCATGACTGATGACTCGTGCCTTTCCAAATGCCGACTTCAAGGATATTGATAGGATCGTTACGAAAGGGTTCGAATGCGGGTTCGTAAACTGTGTGATAGAGGTGTGCGTATTGCCCCGTTGTCCCCTTGTCACAACCATTTTTATCAAATATCTCAAGCAATTCACTCATTAGTATAACCTCGTTGATCTTATGTCATGCGGACAAACCACACACTGTGGTACCTGTAAATACAAGTTGCCCTCGCCTATGTGTTCTTCTCTCAATCTGTCGGCAAACCCCACACCGTCTGCCTTTATGTAGTCAACCATTTTCTGCGCAGCACCCGGACCAATGATATATCCACTCGTGCCGTTCGTCCCTGATAGTGGATGCGGGATGACTCCTATCTCTTCGGACCAATCACGATATGGTTTTTGTGTCTTACCATACTTGCGCATCTTGTTCGCACGTCCACACGTCTCAAGCAGTTCCACTGTCATCTGTTTCTCGTTGTGTGACGAGATCTGCACGATGGAATCGTTTATGTTCTCTGGCAACACTTCGGGCAGTGGTGCCTGAAATATTGCGTCATGCTCAACGATAGCGATAGGAGTGTTCAGTCTCGCTGCACGTAGATACAATTCATAATGAGTTGTTCCGTTTGCTACACGTGACTGTGGTGCGTACTTCTGATCGAAACTGGTGCTACCACCGGGAACAGGTTTGTATTTCGCACGTATGCCCAGTTCTTCGTGTTTCTCTTTCAGGTTCTTAAAGTATACTCCTACCCACGGTTGAAAGTCGATGTCATATTTTCTTGCTGAGTTGCGACATCGGTTCATTCCTTTGATCGACTCGTTATCTTGTGCTGTATATACACAATAAACTATCATACTATACCTCTTCTATCATGTCAAGTTTGTAGTCATCTGCATAGATCTCTTTGACCTTTGCTATTTGATTCTCGTTCAGTGTGAATCCTGCTTTGCGTGTCTCATTGGCATACATGATTTTCATATCAAAATAGTCGTGCAGTCTGTGCTGTTTAAATACCAGTTTTCTCATGTTCCAGTCACCAACGAAATGAGACTGTGGTAACCAGTGATGGTACATTTGTATTTCCGGTAATGTATCTAGGTTGTCAAATAAGAACTCTAATTTCCATTGAGCGGGTCTTTGCCATCGAGTGACCCCTAACCAATCAACACCCATATATGCGTCATGATTACCGGGGACGAAATAATAACAGAACGTCGATATAAATCTCTCGACTGGGTCTCTGTATATGAAATATACTGGTTTGTCAATCTCTTCTACTTGCTGCAGGGTTAGCGCGTTCGGCATGGAACAAGCGGTTACTGCTCTTGTCAAAAATTGAACCCTGTAATTTTGTTTAATAACATATGATGCATTTTTAGGAATGTCAACCCACAACCATTCACGATTCGGGACTTCAAAAACGTGAGGGTATCCTCCGGTGTTTACACAATAGTTACACTGGCAGTTCTTTTTCACGTATAAAGATCTCTAAGTCCTCTGGTGTACCCAGTCCCCACATTCCTTTTGCTATGCTAGTCTTCACTCGCTTACCATCTTTGATAGCATGATTGAACACGGGACACACATAAAACTCACCATTGACCCGCACGTCATCCTCGATCATCTGCTCTGCATATTTGACAAAGTCAGACCCGTGCTTCCAGTAGTAGAATCCCACGGTAGCACAATCGCTGATAGGATTCTTTTCTGCTACCTCTGTGACCAGTCCAGTTTTTGGAGACACTGCAGCAAACGACCACTTGGGATGCGTTGACTTGAATATCACGATACCACCATCAGCATCAGACTCTTGCATGTCATACATGAACTGCACAGGATCCCAATCCACCCATTGATCACTGTTTGCGAAGAATAGCGGATCATCGTTGTTGATATACTCCTTAGCAAGCAAGGCAGTGCATGCTGCTCCCTGCGTCAGTTTATCCACTTCCACCACTTTGCAGTGCTTGCCATCAGGTGAGATCAGCGGCAGCATGTTATCAAGGTGGAATCGTTCACGGTGTTCTTTCTGCACCACGTAAATATAGTTGGCATCGATGTTCAGGTTCTCAACCACCACCTGAATCATGGGTTTGCCTTTGACATCAATCAAAGGTTTTGGAAACGTGTATCCTGCCTGAGAGAAGCGAGTACCTGCTCCTGCCATGGGTATCAACACATTTAGTTTCTCTGAACTCCACATAATTTTTTTCTCTTTCTGTCCTAACTTAGGAATGATGTTATCAATTGTCACGTCCTCTGGTGATGTGACTCGTATGACGTTAGCACCTGATCTGTTTGCTGCTAACAATCCGGGTGGACTGTCTTCGATGATCCACGTGTTATCTGGTAGCACACCCATCTTCATCATGCAAGCCCAATACAAATATGGGTAGGGTTTGCTTTTGTCTACGCTGCAATTGCTGTATCCCCACGAGATATATTTTTTTAGTCCTGTCAGTTCCACCGCTGTCCATAGTGTGGCGGATATACTATTAGAACATATCGAAATCTGATAACCTTGACGCTTCAATTCCTCCATCAGATCAATGATATGCTGTTTGGGTTTCAGTTCTGTTTTTAGTGCTATTTCTGTAAGTTTCTGTTTCTTAGCATTGATAGACGAGTGCAGTTCTCTTGGTAATCCCACACGTTCTGTGAGCATCTCAAGTTTGTCTTGGGTCTTGTGTCCATCATAGATGTTACGATGGTCTTCGTATGATATCGCATACTCTGGTCCAAGTGCCTCATTGAGACACCTGTAATGAATGTCTTTTGCATCGATGAGTACGCCATCGAGGTCAAAGATAACTGCTTTCATATCATCTGCAGCAATCCTGCTACATCCTCTCCCTTGTGCGGTAGTTTGTCCTTCAAGAAGAAGTGAACAAAGTCGCATGCGTTTATGTCACGGTTAGCAGTGAACAACCCGTTAAACTTCCACGGCAGTGAGGTGAACGGAATCTTGTTCTTCTTGATCCAGTAGTTGAGCAGCACCTGATCTGTGCTCCACTTCCACGCACCGATACCATCAATGAATCGCTTGAACTCGTATCGATTGAGAAATGCTTTTGCGTCCTGTCCCATGAGATAGGGTTCTAGTTTCTTGTTGAACACCATCACACCCATGTTAGCAAAGTGTGCACCTGTGCGTTTCCACTTCCAGTCCACGTCTTGTAATGGAGTAAATTGCATACGAGAATAATTGACAATCTTCTCAAGGTATTGCTGGGTCAATGGCATCTCTCGCTCAACCACGGCACCAAACGCACCGTCACCCATCGATTCAAATATATTTGCTGCACCCTGTCTGATATACACGTCAGCATCGATCACCGCGATCTCGTCGTATTCATTTAAATAGTTGAATGCATTCTCTTTCTCGTAGATAGGCAGGAACCCACCGTGCTTGGCAGTTGCCTCCTTACTTCGGTTGCTCATGAAAGGATCAGGGGAAATGCGTAGCAGAGGATAGTCTTGCAGAAAATGATCGATACCATTCACTTGACAATAGTCTTTGACGCTCTCGATGCAGAACTTGTATAGTTTCGAGTTTGCCTGTTCGCCAAGGCAGACCTGATATATCAGTCTTTTAGGCATGTGGTATTCCTTCCATCTGTCTAATAATGGGTACGATCCCATTCACGTTTACGTGTGGTGTTGGTTCCTCGTCACCGTTGTGACACAGCACTTGCCACCATCCCCACTCTGCTGCAAGCAAGAGTTTGTGCTTCCACCAATGACTGATCACCTGTGATCTGAACTGTTCTGGTTTAAACATCACCATGTAATCAAACACGTGCTGATGCCACCACCCATTTTTCTTGATTTGTTTCTCTTCCCAGTAGTCATGTTTCTCAAATCTCTCACGTATCGTCCACCATGGATCTTCGGGGTTGCAATTGAGTTGAAACCCAACCACAGTTCCCTCTGCTGCCATTTGTATGTATTTCTCGAAATCAAACGTGTAGTCTATCAGTGCGTCCCATCGGGTCCTGATATACAGGTCGGGTGGTTCTTTGATGCTGTTAATAAGATCAAGCGTAGACATGATTTGAAGTGCACGATAGTTAGACTTACGTCCCTCCACATAAGGACCACCGTGTCTCTTGACTTGTTCTGTCCATCGAGGGGTGTCTACAAACTTTTTCTGTTCTCTATACGGATTGTATACTTTTGGTTCTTGTGTGAGCAGGACTTGATCTCGTGCACGAATCATCATCTGAGTTTGTGGTACAAACTTAGCAAGCATCTCTGGTTTGCTCCACGTGTGGTAGCGAATCTTCACGTCATGGTCTGGCATATTCAAAAAGATTTTCTCGACACGATACAACACGTCGATCATTTTCTGCCATGGAATATTAGCAGGAAACTGCCCTGTCACTAGCACATCAATTCGCATGCTGGTAGTCTCTCAGGTTAAACTCTGTTCCGTGCATCTTATACAAATCTCGTTCATGATTAGTCCAGACTAAGATCTCAGGATCATCTACTAGAAAATCGCAATCACGGCAAAACTCAGGATACTCACCAGAGAGATGCTGATCCCGTAGTGTAGCATAACCCTGTCCGTTCCATATCTCTTCAATAGTCTGCTCGGAAGTGTGACCCAAGACTGCTTCTTCGTCTCGTCCAAGGACTTGGCAGCATGGATGAACAGCGCCTCTCTTACCATCAATACCGCCAGCGCGAATAACAACATCGGGACTAAAGGGTCTTCCACAAGTTTTTACCTCACCTTCTCTATCTTTGACGGGTTTGTATACCCCGCTCCAATTGTGCATTTTCCAGATCTCTGTCTTGACACCCAGTTTTTCAACGATGTTTTTATACTGTGTCAGTTCTGACTCGAACAACACAGGATCTGTCTCAGTCATCAGGTGATATGTAGCGACCACGCAATCAGAGTTTGTGTGTTCGACATACTCCTGCATGCGGCGGACCTTATCCCACGTGCTACCAAATGACCCGCCTATTCGATTGTACATCCACTGTGCATACTTAGTCGGGTGAGATCCAATCCATGAAAAGCGATAGAAGTCTAGTCCTGCATCAACGCAGTCCATCATGAAATCGCCTTCCATGCGATATCCGTTCGAGAAGATAAATGCTTTCGCACCATACTTCTTGACAATCTTGATATATTCTGGTAGGTTGCGATTAAGAGTTGCTTCACCTGAACCATCGAGGTTGACTACACGCAGACCATGTTGAGCACAGTCTGCTACGTTGTCTTCAAACTCTTGCAGAGACATCTTGACGAGAAACCCCTTGTGCCTACCACCTGTACGCATATCCTGCGGACACATAGTGCACGAGTAGTTACACCCGCCATTCACTTCTATCACTGCTCTATCGATTTTCAATTATATCATCCACTTGATCAACATATCTCTTGCAATTAGCATCGAGACGGTTTATATTGCGTTTCATGTTACTGGCAAACTGCATGAACGTTTGTTTACGACCAGCATCTTTCTTCGGTTCGTAGAACGGCATTGCTTGAGGGTTGTGCATGTTGACAATCGTGTTGTCCCCCGTGATCAACGTAGGTTTGTAAAGCATCCTTGCAAGGTAGTGCCACATGCCATCATATCCCATGCAAAACCGTGCAGTTTGTATGTGGTAGAATGCTTCTCGTATAGGTGTACGATAGCACAACTCCACCACATCATAACCTTGTTCACGCACTGAGTTGATTGCTTCTTCCCAATGCTCATTCGTATACATTGTCTTCCAACGATTAGGTACATCGGCGTTGAATTTGAACCTCCACACCGCTACCTTGTTTTCAAATGGTTCACGGTATAAGTGAGGTTTAAACTTCCAACTGCATAGACCTTTCGGTATATACTTACCATGTCCTGTAGTATCACGTTCTAGGTTGAGCATCATGCGACCATCGAACATGTTCTTGACATCAAAATTATATATGTGTTCATATGTAACCAACTCGTTACGATAACACAACGAATGAAAGTAGTCAATCTTTTCGAATATGGATTCAGGGTCTTCGAAATGATGCTGGTAGTCAGCATCATGATCCCAATAGAAGATGACGTTCAACTTTGTATCAAGGAGGTTTGCTACATACAACGCAGAAGACATCGTGAACATGAAGTCTCCTGCGCCGGGAGTACCTCTAACTAAAATATTAGAGTCTTTTAAGGTCCACTCTATATTTAAGTAGGGATCCCGAAAAGACACCCCAGTAAGGTGTCGATTTTGTAGTAGCATACATGCTCAATAATTATAACGTTTCTCAATCTCTCTCATAAGATTGTTATGGTTGGTCTTTTCGGAAGCGGCACTCTTAACGTTTCGCTTCTTCTCTGACCTATACTTATCTTTAGTTTTTTTCTTGTTTCGCGGATCAAAACGACCATACTTTGCCATTACTATCTGCCTTGCCCTCTGTATTTCTTGTAACTTGCTTTCTTCTTTTTGTTCAGCGATGCTCTTTTGAAATTACCACTGCCAATAGAAGTTCCTTTAGGTTTGCGTTCGGGGCGAACGACACCGCCCACCCCTCCACGTCCTGCCATTAGACTGCCTCCAGACGAGACATCAATCTTTCAGCACGATTCGTAACTTGTCGATACCATTTCGAATCCCGTCCTTCAACTGCTGCGGTTTTCCAATCAAAACCTTGTAGTGCTTTGTTGAATTTTTTAAATCCGCTCAAACGGGGGCGTCCCATGTTAAACATCATATTGACCACAACTTCTTGGACTTCCTCGGGAAATTCATCAAAGTTGCTTTCTCCGTATAACACATGACATTCGGAGATGGCAACGTCGAGGTCTTTCTCAAAACATTCCCATACCCGTTCTTCTGATACAGGTGTACCGAACTCGGCACCCCACTCTGCGTCACCTTCTACAATGAGGTGACCAACACCAAAGGTGTGAAGTCCGAGGTGGTCTGCGTATACCTCATATACTACACCTTCGTCTACCTTCAGTGTTTCGAATACTGCTTTACGATCCATTTAATGTCTCCAATGTTGCGAGCAACTCATCATACTTTGCGATTTGCTCTAGTTCTTTTTCTAGCGTCTCCATGAAGTCGCCATGTTCTGCCACCCCTACGGGATTGGCGGTGAATGTCTCCCAGTTACAGACGTGCTTTGCTCGCTGTCCTTCTAGGTACAATCTCATATGTTCTCTAATGTGTAGTCCTGCAGTCATTTGATTCCCATCCATTCTTTTGTCATTATGTAGTCACGCACGAAATCAGATCGCACGATGTCTTCCCAACCAAAGTTTATTATACTGAAATGCCTCATGTTGTCAAGGATCTCAATAAACTTATGTATACCTTCTTTATCCTTCTCTTGCTTAAAATCTGTCTGATGATAGTCACCACAGAAAATAACCTTTGTTGCTTGACCCACTCTCGTGATAACGGAATCAAGTTCGTGAAAGTTTAGGTTTTGACACTCGTCCACAATCACGATGCTAGAGTTAAATGTCACTCCACGAATATACGAAGTGCTCCCAAACGTGATGTAATCGTTGTGTACTAGTTTTTCCCATGCACGGTTGTCGTTAAACAACTCTGTGCATGCAGCACGATATGGACCTGTAAATGCATCAAGTTTGTCTTCCAGTGTTCCGGGTAAGTATCCCACCTCTCTTGTTGGTACGACACTTCGAACGATGTGAACAGTCTCGAAAGGAGAACTCTTGTTCATGACCTCTTCGAGTGCGAGATATAAAGCAAGGAAGGTTTTACCTGTTCCTGCCGTTCCTAGCAGAGCAAGATGATGACCATCTCGATATGCCTCCCACGCTTCTTGTTGCTTCGGTGTGATAGGGTCTATTGTTAATAGGTTGTCCAGACGAATATTCATGGACTCCGCTTGCTGCCTACGGGTTTGTGTCATGTTTTGATGCTGCTCACACTGAGTCCGTGTTTCTTACGTTGTTCGTCTGATAGTGAAGAATTGCCCGTTGCACCTTTCTTAATGGTTTTCAACAGGTCTTTCCAATCGCCACTGGTTTTGTTGATAATGTTTCCGGTGTGAGTAACGTCAGCGGGTGCGCGGGTGTGTATCTGTTCCCATTCACCGCTGGCAACCATTTCTTCTTTCTTGGAAATGGTCAGGAGCATCTCTTTGATTTCTCCAGTTTTTGTGTTACGTAGATCATATGTTGGCATAATAAGTTCCTAGTGGCACCCCGTAGGGTGCCGTTAGATTAGGATCACCCCCTTGCGACTTGCGCAATTGCTGCATCTAAAAATGCTTGTTTCTTTTGCATTCGATATGCTGCTTCTGTTTTTCCTTTTTTGTTCAACTTGTGAATATAGTGTCCAAGTTCCCTAGAGTCTTTTTTTAGTCTTTCTATTTGGTATGCTACCATAGGCAAGTCTCCTTGTTATCGATTTGGATTTCACATAATCAAGCGGGGATTAAACCGGGTAATGCCTCCTGTACTATTTTTTTAGTTAATCCTTGCACGGGTGGTTTTTTGTTGATCATCGAGACGAGAATATCTGCGTCACGACTGTCTATCGATTCGAGGATATCAACAAACATTCGCTCACGTTTAACCGTAAGCAAATCTTCTGAAGTCCTCAAACCCGATACGAAATATTTAAAATTCATGTGCTGTTTTCTAAGAGTGCTGGGTGTAGGCGCACCCTCTGCGTTTGGAGTGTATGGCACAGGACCTTTGGGTAGGTTCCATTGTACCCTGTCATCAAAAATACCCTGCAATACATCGCGCAGTGCCCAATGTTGTTCTTGATCCTTCAATACTTGGATCCTTTCTTTTCTATTCTTTGCCTTTTCAAATTTCTCAAAGACTTCCCATACATCAAGATTCATATTATATCACCTCATTATGATTTGTCAATTATTTAGATCGTTCTTTTTCAATCCACTTCTTTGCTCTTGGGTTAGCAGGCGGTTTT